CGACCTGTCGAGATTGCTGGGTTAGGAGGGAGCCATGGGATATTATGCTGGAAAGAGAGAGGGGATTCCAAGCGATCTGATGGGGATCCTCACCCAGGCCTCTGCCGGCACGAAGAGCACGGCTACCAAGACCCTGGGCGTCACGGCTCAGACCGCTCCGGGCGCCGCGGCGGCCCCGGCCGGCGGGAAACTCTATTGCTGCAAAAAATGTGATGAGGCAACCAAGGCGGTCAAGCGATATACGGCTCCGACCCCTTGCGCGGCCCCAGCGGTCGCCTGTACGGCCGCGGATCCTGTTTGCACCGGCGGCGGCGGAGGCGGTGAAGATCCGGGGTCTTGCCTGCAAAAATGTACGAACGAATACGCTCAAGATCATGATGCTCGGAAATATTTGGCATGTCAGACGGCCTGCGGCGGCGGCGGCGGCGGAGACGATTGCGCCTCAAATTGTCAAAAGCAATATCCCGGCGCTGCGAACCAAATCGCCCTCATGAAGTGTCTTGCGGCCTGTAAGGGGCCGGAGACTACATGCACGAAGGACACCGATTGTCCTGCCGGAGAGAAATGCGTCGCGGGGCGTTGCAAAGGTATCACGCCGATTACCCCACCGATTGATTGCAAGGGATCGAAGATCTATTCCGGCGCGGTGGACGCGGATTGCCCCTGCGGTCAAAAGATCCTCATGCCGGGGGGGAACGTTGGCAGCGACAGCACGAAATGTCCTAGCGGATATTGGGCTGACGGAATCGTCTGTAAATGCAGCAAGTTGAAGCAGGGGGGAGACGGCGGCGGGGAATTCGATTGGAGCGGCGACCTGACGGATTTCTGGAAGATGCTCATGACCAAGGGGAAGGGCCTGCTGACGGACTACGCCTATCCCGAAGACCTCCAAACTCTTCTGACGGGCCTGACGGCCAGGGGGCAGGAATTTCTTGGCCGGAAGCCGGGATTTTCGGACACAATGCTGACCAACATTCTCGGCAGCAACCTGGACAAGATCCGGGGAGCCGGCAACGCTTCCCGGCAGGACCTTCTTTCCAGCTTACAGAGCGAAGGGATGCTCGGAACGGGAGCCGGAATGGGATTGATCAACAAGGGTTCCTGGAACACGGAAGGCAATGTCTCCAACACTCTCCGCGACCTGGCTCTCGCCAATGAAGCCCAGAAACGCAGCGATATTGAGAGCTACACAGGCTTGGCTTCCGGCCTTGCCGGGCAGAGGATCGGAGCGGAGCAGGGACTCCAGAGCATCAACCTTCAAAGGGGTGGCCTGGCGAATCAAATGTTCGGATCCGGGATGACCTTTGAGCAACTCAAGGAAGCGATCAACGCGGCCAGGAGAGGCGAAGGCAACCAATCGATGGCGATGCTTATTCAATATCTTATCAGCCTCATGAGCGGCTGGAAGTAGGAGGAGACCATGGCCGAAACTTGGAAAAGATCTAAGACCCCGGACACGAGCGCCAGCGGGATCACGGGAAACAGCATTTCGGACCGGATCATGGACCAGATGAGGATGGCCGGGCGGCCCAGGACGACAACGGAAACGGTCACGACCGAACAGCCCGAGCAAGAAATCGATTGGGGTAGCGTAGGGCTCATTCTGACGCTTCTCCTGGGCAACAAGGCCGGCGCCGGTGCCGCGGCGGGTCAACCGGCCTCCCCGGACATGAGCGCCTACTACCCTGGCGGGTCCCTTTATGATTCGCCCTGGGGCCAGGGAGCGGCCGCGGACGCCACATTGAACGCCCCCATGATCGGGAACATCGCTCCGCCACCGGCCATAAATACCGGTCTCGTTGGGACGGGGAATCTCCCGACCCCTCTCGGCAACGGTAATTGGCCGGGCACGACGCCTGTCCCGAAATCGAATTCGGTCAATCCGATTCTGGCGATGCTTATGCCGGATCTCTTCAAGGGCCAGATGCAGGCGGCCGCGCCGCAGAAGACGATCGACCAGATGACCCCGATGGAACTTCTGGAAGCATTGCTCGGATAGGGGGCCGTCATGGCATACGTCGATCGAAACGCGCAGATCAACAAGAACCTCGAATTTCTCATGAACTACTTGATGAGAACGGGGATCATGGGCCGGGAATTCCAGAATCAACGCACCTTGAACGAACAGGAATCCGAGAACCGGATGAAATATCTCGAAAGGTCGCAGGAGGGATACACCGGGCTCGAGAACCTTCGATCAAAGAACACGATGATAGAGAGTGCAGGGAAGAGCGCCCTATCGCGGGAAGAAAAGGCAGCCGAGAGTGCAGACGTGATGACCCGGCTCCAAGAAGCCTATAAGATGAAGGTCTCGGAAATGCCAGAGATCCAACGGCTCCAGGCGATGATCAGCAAAAGGATCCTGGACGGGGAAGACCCCGCCAGCCTCAAGCCGCTCCAGGACCAGATGACGGACATCCAGCAGAAACACGCCATGAGCATCATGAATTCCCTCAAGGGCGCGGCCTCGACCAAGGATATATCCGACATCATGAAATTGTCGGATGAAACCAGCCGGGGAATTGTCAACCAGATCTTCCAAAGCATGAGGCAAACACAGGACATCGAGGAGGTCAAGAGGCCGGAAATGGGATTGCGAGCCGGAGAGTTAGGCGTAAAGAGGGCCAGCCAGGCGCTTGAAGAAAAGAAATTCGCGGCCGAGGGCGGAACGATCGGAAGGAAACTGACCGACATCGAGAAGACCTGGATTTCAGAGATAGACAAATCCCAAGCCTTCGTCACCGGCCAATGGCAGGCGGGAAATTCTGGAAATATTAAGGTAGGTGGGATCGACGATTCAGGGTTGGCTAGCCAGGCCATATATCTCTTGGGCCGTATCAGGAACAAAATATTAGAGGGGAAGGGGTTGACCGCTGATGACAAGATTTTCATAAATAGCTCTAGGGATGTTGACAGAATTAACGCAACGAAGACCCTCAATTACCCCCCTTCCGAGGAGTTTCTTCCTAGAACCCCAGCATTGGGCCTCCCCGCTAAAACAATAGGCGCAACCACAGCGCCGACGCTACCCGCCCCCGTCCAAACAGTTGGGACGGGGAATCTCCCGACCCCTCTCGGCAACGGTAATTGGCTGGGCGCGACGCCTGTCCCGAAATCGAATTCGGTCAATCCGATTCTGGCGATGATGCTGGCGAGGCCGGCCTATAAAAAGACGGCAACGAACGCAAGCACGGGACAAGTCATCGGGTCGGACGATGGGATAAATTGGTATGACATAAGGACGGGCCAGGTCGTTAAATGAATGGGGCCGAAACGGTTGGGCAGGAAAGGATAATCTTACCGCCGGGGTTTGTCCTTGATACCCCGGTAGCGCAGGGAATAACTCCGCCGAAGGGGTTTGTTCTGGACTCCCCTACGCCGAAGCCTCCAGCGGGGTTTGTTCTCGATGTTCCTAATCAAGTCAATGAGGAGGATGTCCCCCAAACATCCCCGTCCGGCTTTCCCTTCAAGCAAATTGGGCGGTTCAAGGTCGAGCAGGTTCCCAAAGACGAGGAGACTGCGAGGACGCTGATAAATCCTCCGAACTCCTTAATAGGTCAAATTGCGAGAGACGCCTGGGCCGAGATTAAGACTTTAGGCGGAGGATTCTATAAGGCGGCGGCAAGGACGGCAAGCGCTCTGGATTTCTATTTAAACCTAATCGGCAAGGGACTTTCTAAGGTCACTGGGATTCCCCAGGACAAATTAAGGATAGGTCTTATTAAGGAACTTCAAGACAACTGGGGCTATTACGGGAACAAATTATCCCAAGAGGGAATTCAGGTTCCCGTTCTTAAAGAAATCATATCCGGTCTAGGCTCTGCCGGGTTCGACATTCCGATGATAATGGCTACCCCCGGTCCGTTCAAACTTGCCGCCCATGGCGCAGTTATGGGTGGAGCGGAAGGTGGGGTGACGGGCGCTTTGAAAGGCGCGACTTCCGGGCAAATTATGCATGGCGGATTGGGGCTAACATCCGGGCTTCGCTTGTCTCAGAGAATCCCCGCCATGTTCGGGCTGGGTGCGGCTACGACTCCGGGCGGGATAGAGGAAAGGGTGTCCGGCGGGGCAACGCTTGCGGCCCTTTCTTTTACGGGCGGTGACCTCAAGAATATCGCACGGTCGAATCCCAAAATGTCAAGTGTGGCACGGCAGGAAATAGAGAAATTGCCGGACAGGGAAATATACAGGGTCACGCAATCAGAGATCAACAAGATAACAGGAAAAGAGTTTTTTGGAATGCCAGAAGAAGCGCCGCTTCAGCCACAATTTGACATCGGGATCGAGGCTCGCGGAATACCAACCGAATTTCAACCTAAACCTGAAGTTGAAATGGCTTTCCCGAAGTCTCCAGCGGAAATATTGGCGGAAAAGAAAGCGGCGGGGATGGTTAAGGCTCAGGCGCAATGGGACGAACTCCATCCGCTTGCGGAGGTGTCGGCCGCCGCGTCGGAAAGCGGAAAGCCTATAACAATGAATCTTTATCGCGGCGCTCGCCCAAAAACAACGGAAGGATATGGGACGGACGCCGGAGACCTTGGCGCTGGGATATATTGGACAGACCATGAACTTACGGCGAAGCAATATGCGACACCTGTCCAAAGGGAACAAAAAACATTCAAAAATCCCCTGGTCCTAAATGGCGAAGAAGCGCTGAATTTGATAGCCAAATATAAAACGACAAAAGGCGGCCAGAGGATGGAAGGCGCCAGGGCCCTCAGCAAATGGGCGATGTCCCAAGGCCACGACGCAATAATCGTAAAAGGCTATGACGCGCCGCCCGATAATTTTACCGTCGTTGAATTACATCCATGGGAAGTCGAAAGGCCCGGTGCCGCGATCACGGGCGAGACACCGGAGAGCATTGCCCTCAAGGCTGGGAAGGCGCCCTGGGCCTTCGATATAGCTCGCTTCATGGAATACGGCCCAGAACAGAGAGAACAAATTGAGAATATCCGCGGCTGGCGCGTACCGGAAAAGGGCGAGACTCCGGCCAAGTATGAGCCGACCCTGCCGGCCGCTCAACCTTTCCCCTTCGGAGAAAAGATTCCGGGCATGTTTCCAAAGAGCGGCATTGTCCCGATCAAGGACATCAACAAATTCTTGGTCCAAATAAAGCCGGTCCTGGACCAAGGCTGGAACGTCACCTATCTTTCCAAGGATTTTGGGAAGAGCGGCTGGGCTATGCTCGAATCGAAAAGCGATCCGGGCAAGGGGTCGTTTCGGCCGCTGGGCCCAAAAGAAGACCTTCCTGAGCGAATTAGAATCTGGCAGGGCCGGAAGCCGGCCGAGAAGGTCTCGACCGGGAAGGCCCCCCAATATCCGTTTTTAAATTGGATCCGCAACCAGGGCGGGATCAACCTTGCCCTGGAGACCGAACACGGCATGGGCGGCGAGCTCCTGGACATCAAGGAATTCGGCAGGAAATTCCCCGGGCTGGTCAATAACCAGAGAGGTAGAACGGTCAGCCAATTGACCGAACTCGCACAGCAAGAAGGCGCCGACATCACGATGGATGACTTGAATACCTTCATCGAATGGGCCAGGGACGAGATCCATGGAACAGGGAAGCATCCGATCACTAGGGCCGACGTTGATCGTGATATGGCTCACCAGGAAAGGGTCTCCGGTCAGCGCGAGAGGGAGAACACCGAAGATCAATATCAAGACTACCTCATGATACAATTTACGGAAGACCCGCGCCATCTTTCCCTGGATGAGCGGATCAAGGCCAAGGCCCTGGTCGATGCCTGGGAGAAGGACAATGCGGAGAAGTTTGTCGATTTTGTGACCAGGGCCGCAGTAAGAAGGGAGCCGGGATACCGGACAAAAGCGGCCCCGCCCGGGGATCCGGCCGGCTCAGGTGCTCCCGCCGAACCAACTAGACCCCAACCAAGGCGGATAACCCCTGAGATGACGGGATTGGAAGAGATGATCATGGCGGACACGGAGGCGAAGGTCGCCGCCGAGCTCAAGGCAGAAGAAGAGGCACAGGCCAAAGCCTTCGAGGAGAAGGGAGCGGTAAAGCCAATTCCTTCGGCCGTCAAGGAACAGAAGCCTCTCTTCGGCGGGGAATTCGCTCCGGCAACGGAGAAGGTTCAGCCGAAAAAGGCGGCCGTCCTGGATCGAACGGAGCAGCCGACGCTTTTTGAGACGAAGGTGCCGTTGGAGACCGATGCCCAAGCCGGCTTCGATGTTCGCAAAGTAAGGCATTTCGCCGATGTCGATGAAGCTCGATCGAAGATGCAGCCATATTTCGATGACGGATGGCACATAAAGATCGGCCCGCAATCTGACGGCCAGGGCTGGGCCCAACTCGTCGAGAAGAAAGCGCCGGGAGAAGGGAAGGCCGAATACGTCCCCCTCCCCCGCTATCAGAAGCAGGAATTTCTTGGGATGAAGCCGGTCCAAAAGGAAATCGTCGAGCCGGAGCCAAGCCAGGGGACGATCGATGAAGCACTCCCGTCCGCGCCATTGCCGACCAGCTTCAACGAAGAGCTTGTGAAGACCCTTGACAAAATCAACGTCCCGGTGGAAAACCGGCCCGAACTCGCTGAACGAGCCCTTCGCAAATACGATCCTGCCCTTGGTATTCCGCTGGAGAATTACCTGAGGAAGACGATCGCCTTGACGTATTGGACGGATAAGCGGCCGTGGACCAAAAAGCGCCCGACGATGGTCGAGAAAGAAATCCAGATCGACGAAACGATCCCGCTAGAGGCCGCCGAATTCCAAGGCAAGGTCGAAGGGCCAGAGGTTAATCTTGAGAGGCGGGCAACGATCGATGGGATCAAAAAGCGAATTCGCCTAAATGTAGAAGAGGGGCCAAACGAGGCAAGGGACATCAAGATACTTGAGGGATCCATTCTTGAAAACAAGACCAATGAAGAGATGGCCCGAGAGCGGGGCATGACAGGGGAACGAATCCGCCAAATTGTCAGCGAGAATTGGACATTGCTCAAGGACGATCCTGTATTGAAGAGATTGCTCACGGACCTAAAGAACATGAATGCCCCCCAAGGCGAGGATTTAAGGCAATTCTACGGCGGATATGACTTTGTCGGAGAAGTGCGGAGAACGATTAAGGCCATTCAAGAAAAGCGAGCCCTTAAAAGGGCGGGAATCCCGGAAACCGTCCCGGAAGAAACGGCCGGGGCCACTCCAGCAGATACCGCACCCATAGAGATCGGGGTCGATCCGTCTGTTGATCCTGTCGTTCAAAAGGTCATGGACGCCATCAAAGAGGCCAGACCCAAAAGAAGAGAACAGCAGATATTGAGATCAAAGGAAACCGGCAGAAGATTAAGGGAGGCGCTTGCGGCCGGCAAAAGGGTTGGCGGCGAGCAAGGGTTTTATGCCCAGTTAGGCGCATTGAAAGGGAAGTATCCAGAAGTCGGGACGGAACCGCTCAAGGGCAAATTAACCCAGGGGGACTTCGACTATTTGCACGACATGATTATTGACAGCCCGAAACTTGAGGGGTTTGAATCCATCAATGCCGGAGAGGCGTTTTCGGACTTATTGCAAGGGAAGATTCCCCCGCCAAGCAGGGCGATCCTTTTGGAAAAAGTATTCGGCCCGGAATTCGCAAAGACCCTGGTGGAAGATCCGACATTATTCAAGAGAATAACGACTGTTGGGCTGGATTTGCTGAACCTTGCCCGGGCATACAAAACTTCAGGCGACGTTTCTTTTTCATTAAGACAAGGGATATTGATGGAGGCGAGACATCCGGGTATATTCTGGAAAGCATTCCCCGAACAATTTAAGTGGCTTGTGAGTGAGAAAGCATTCCAAGCGTCCCAGGCTGAAATAGCCTCAAGGCCGACGTTCGATTTGATGAAGAAGGCGGGGGTTGCCTTAACGGACATCGGCGAGAACGTCCGGGTCAGAGAAGAGCCGTACCAATCCTCAATAGCAGAAAAGATACCGGGGAAAGGGAAAATCGCTGCGGCCCTCAATAAAATCTACCTCCCCGGAAAAATAGTTCACGCATCGAATCGGGCCTTTACCGGATTTGCCAATAGGTTGAGAGCCGACGCTTTCGATTATCTCGTAAAAAGCGCAGAGGCGAGGGGCCGCGAGCCATATGACGACATTGAATTAGCGAAAGACATAGCTAAGGTCGTCAATGTAAATACCGCCAGGGGAGGGTTAGGAAAACTTGAGGGAGCGGCGGTTGCCTTAAATGCCGGATTCTTCGCTCCCCGCAACTGGGCCGCCCGATTAAGCGTCATAAATCCCAGGTACTATGTAAAACTCGACCCATTTGCGAGGCGAGAAGCACTCACGACCCTTCTCGCCTTTACCGGGCAGACCCTGACTGTCCTGGGTTTGGCGAAATTGGCCGGGGTTTCGGTTGGGACGGACCTTACCAGCGCCGATGCCGGGAAGATGAAACTTGGGAATACGCGTGTCGATATCATAGCCGGATACCAGCAACTCATCCGGCTTACGGCACAGTTAATCACAGGCAAGATGGTAAGTTCGACCACGGGAAAAACCGTCACCCTCGGTGAAGGATACAGGCCCATGACCAGGCTAGATATCTTATCGAGGGCCATCGAGAGCAAAGAGGCTCCCTGGGCATCCTTCGTCACCGGCCTTATCCGGGGCACAAATGCGATCGGCCAGCCCTTCAGCGTAGGGAAGGAAGTAGCCAATCTATTTGTGCCCATGGTCACGCAGGACTTCCTGGATGTCGCCAAGGACAATCCCGATTTAGTCCCTATGAGCGTATTGAAAATAATGGGCATGACCGCCCTAAGCGCAATGGGGGTCGGGACCCAAACCTACGGCCTGAATAATCCCAAGGATTCAACTGGCCGGGAACTCGATAGGCTCAGACTTTCCATGGATTACCTGTCGAAACCCGCCGGGAAAGACAAGATCCCGCCAGGCGAATACGACAAACTCTCGGCGACAACCAAGTCCGAAATCTCGGCGGGTTTTGGAAGGGCCATGTCAAGGCCGAACTGGGCCGGTATGGATGACGAAAATAAAAGAAAGACGTTGGAATATATAGCAAGGCAAATAAAGGACCAAGTCTCGGCAAAGGCAAAGACGAGGCTAGGTTACAAGTCACCATAAAAAAGGAGGAACTTATACATGAGTAACGGGTCGATCGACCTGGACAAGGTCTTCTGCATGGTGTCGAAGAAATTCCAGGTAGAAAAACTTTTACTGAAAGCGATCGCAATGGTCGAATCATCCATGGACCCGATGGCCTATAGGTACGAAAAAGAATTTTGGGAAAAGTATGGCTCCAAATTTCCAGACCTGAAGGACCGCGACCCGAAAGAAGTGAGCGCGTCTTACGGCTTAATGCAGGTCATGTTCAGCACAGCTTGGAACCTTGGCTTCCGCGGCCCCGGGGTGGATCTCTACAATCCGGTCTATAACGTCGAGCTCGCCGGCAAGCTCCTGGTCCAACTCCGCGAACAGCTTGTGCCCAAGCCTTTCTGGCGCTGCTGGCCGAACGAAGTCGTCTTGGCCCGGTATAATGGGGGGAGCGCTGGAAATCCCGGCCCAGAAGGTCTTTTGCGGAACTGGGATTACGTTTTACGGGTGAAACGTGAATATATCAATCTCTGGACGAAGGAAAAGAATTGTGAGTAAGAAACCTGGTGCCGCGAAAATAAAATGGGGCCCGAAGGATTGCTCGATCCGGCTCCTTTACAAGATGACTTCGCAAAAACTTATCTCTTTCGTCTTCGCCGCCGGCGCGCTCTTGATCCTCATCATCCTAGCCAGGACAGCGAAAGAGCTCACGGCCGAAGTCGTCATCGCGGCCATCAAGGCGATCCGGGACATCGCGATCGCTCTTCTTGCCGTCCGCGGCGTCCAGGGAATCACGGGGATCTTCGCAAACAAAAAAAACGGACAGGAGAACTCAAATGGCGATCAGCCTAAAGTCGATTCCCCCTTGGGCTAAGATCGCGGCCGCGGCCGCGGTCCTGGTCTTCCTCTTTTTCTTTCTCAAGTCGTGTCGGAAAACGGAGTATTGGCATGGTCAATATGACGCCGCGCAGAAAAAAGTCGAGGATCTCGGCTATACTATCAAGGATCTTCAAACGGGCCTTTCCGCCGCAGAGGCAAAAACCAAAGCTCAGGTTGCCGAGCTCCAGGAAGAAATCTCTAACCGCGACAGAGTGATCGAGGGCTACCACGGCGAGATCGATTCAACGAACACGGTCATCGCCGGCCTGGAAGAGAAGATTAAAGACGCCAAGACCGTCGAGGAAGAGAACGGCCTATTGCACGAAGCGGTAGCGGTCATGAAGACCAAGGACCTGCTCAGGGAAACCGAGATCGGCGAGTATAGGAAACAGATCGTTTCTTTGAACCAGGTGATCGAGGTCAAGGACAGGGCCTATGCGACCCTCAGGCTGGACTACGATAAGGCGATCGAGGGATGGCAGGCAGAGAAGGACGGCAACAAAGCATCCAAGGATTTTATAAAGGCTCTCCAGAAGGAGAATGGTCTGCTTCGCTTCCAGGCAACGGTAGGGAAGCTGGGTCTGGCAGGCTTAGCTGTGGCTGGCGCCATTTTTCTGCTTTCAAAGTAGCCTGCGTGAGATATTGCTGGACGCGAATGTAGTTGCTCTTGGGAGCCCTTCGCTTAGCGCGCCTGACCGTGTCGATCGAGACCTTGTAGATCCGGGTGAGGCTCTCTTCCGTCATTCCCATCAGAAGGTCAAACGCAATGGCCTTGTCCCGTAGCCATTTGAAGTTTCTGTTCTGGCGCCGACCCGACCAGCCCGCGAGATTTACCAAAGCCTTTCGGATAAAAGATCTTTTTTTGTTCACACTTCTTTCCTTATCCCGATGGTCAGCGCGGCCAGGACCGCGAAGGCCAGGATGATTGATTGCTTATTGTTCAATTTCATTCCCCCAAGCGTCCCATCCTTCGCGCCGTTGACGGGCGAATAATTCCATAAATGGCGGAAAGGACACTTTTTCGATAATCGAATAAAACATTTGCGGCTTTTTTGAATGGCCCGATTTTCGAGCATAGAAAATTGTCGGAGTATCGCTAATTCCGATACCGTTGTCCCGGTTTTTGAAGAGTGCCTTTCCTCTCGCGGCAAAGAGACATGGCTCTGAAGCTCCGCGAAAGTATTGCCCGATTCCGATGGACGGCTTGATCCAAATCAGCAGTTGGATATATCGGAAACCCCATTCCTTGATCACCCGCAAGCCGTCCTCTAAAAACCGATTCGTAACCCATAGGTAAAGATGACAATCGACGTCCGCGATGTCGTCGACCATTTTTTTAAGGGCGATAATTTCCGTAGTTCTCATAAGCGGATAATGATGTTGTGCGCCTCGGCTCCCGCCGTCCTCTTTCCACGGCGGGTCTGCGAGAATCGTTTTATATTTCATCGCGCGGCCAGTACGCCCCATGCCAGCGCAGGGTAGTGGCTAGCGGTCATTTTGTCCCCCTAGTAAATGCCTCTGTGTCAATCCACAACGGAGGATGCGTTTTCCCTCGCACAACCAAATATATCCGTCCTGTCAGAAGAACCTTAATCCTCTTTGAAAACGGTATTCGCCAGCACGAGGTAACATTCTCTCCGTTAAAATGGACGGGCAAATCATCGACACCCTCCCGCCCTTTCAGCGTTGTGTTTGCTTCCTTGAAACTAATCGGCCTTGTCTCTTTTTTCATTTTTCCTCCTTCAGCCTTTTGGCCCGAGCCTCGGCTGCGATACAGGCGGGGAGGCGGAGGAATCCACCGATAACAAGGTCGGGATACCAGTTAAATGGGCCACAGCGCATATAATTACGGTCCATCTTCTCGCACTCCCCGCACTCTTTTGCTTTGCACTTCACGTCAATCAAGAGTTTCGTCATGGCGTCACCTGGATTCCGTGGGCGCGGAGCCACACAACAAGGTCGTATTCAGATATGTTATCTGCCGCATAGTCATATAACTTGTCGGATAATTCTTCCCTCGTCACCTCCGGCTTGGGGGACGGCGGGGTGAGGATGAGGAGTCGAATCCTATCCACCTGTAAGTGCCACTGAACGTGCTCCGCAATATCGCCTTGTGTCGGCTCATAAACTCCATCTGGGGGCTGGCTATCGTGATACTCAGAATCAACGGCTTCGAAAGAGATTCCCCACGCCACCAACATTTCCTTCCGCTCCTCCTCCCCCGGCCCCTGCTTCCCCTGCGCGTCGATCATGGAGCGAAGTTGGGCGAGGGCGGCGGCGTCCTCGGTAAACCAATGCCCAATACCCGCCAGATAATCCCGAACATCATCCAGCCACTTCTCAAGCTCCGCATTGGTCATCGGTTCGGGGGTCATGCTGGCTCCTTCGGGTGTGGGTCAACGGAAACGATTGTGCGTGTCCTTTTGTCATATACCAGCTTGCTATGTCCCTTTCGTCGCTCACTCGGCTCCTTGAGGGGGAACGGCCCATCGCCCATCGTTCCCACCGCCGTCCCACAAGCACCGCAGAACCGAATATCCGGCTGTGTCGCCGAGGCTGTGTCCGCCATGTCCCCCAATATCTCCCTCCGTTTCTCAATGGGGAGTTTCAGTATTTCGGCGCGGGTCAGCATTTTGTCATCGACGGGGAAGCGTTGCGGTTCCTCAATTCGGTCAACATGGATATGCGTGCCGTGGTCCGTGCCGACAACCTGGCTCGGCTTCCCCTGCGCATCCAGCATGGCGTGAAGTTGGGCGAGGGCTTCCATGTCCCTTTTCCCGATAGACCAAGCGAAGTCCTTCTCAATTCCAACCAGCCATTCCCTCAACTTTTCGGGTGTCATGTTTCCTCCTCTATTTCCCCGCCGCTAATTGTTTCCCGGTCCTTGGTCGGCTCCGCCTCTTTGCTCTTCGCCTTGCACAGAACCGCCTTTCTCTCGTGGTATGCGATTTGTTCCTTGAGCCTCTTGGCTTCGCGGAGGTGATACCCGGCGTTCCATGAGTAGGTCTGGTTGACATTTTTTTTGATGTGGTAGGCCCTTGTCTCTTCCTCTTTGGCCATTTCGTCGGCCCGCCTTTGGGCGTCGGCTATGGCTTCCGCCTGAGTTTCAAAGACATCGGCGGGGCGATATGAATGTGAATCCGGGGATGAATAATGAATCTCCGTTTCAACCCCATTCTCCCGGATTTCCCTGGCGGATATAGTCGCGGATTTACAGCGAGGCTCCCGCCGGTATTCCGTCACGTATCCGCGCGGTCCCTCGTATCCCGATTTGCCGCAGTAATCGCAGGGCAGGGTCAGCGATTCGCCGTTTCCCAAAATCAAGGTCACGCGTAATGTCCCGAAACAGACTGGACATGGGATTTGCTCTTCCCGAAGCTCGAAACTTGCGACCCAAACCGAATCGCCAACGTTGTAGATTTTATCGCTCATTTTCCCTCCTCCATTAATTTTCGGTCAATCGCCATATCCCTTCGCACCTCATCCTCATACTCCCGTTGCTCCTGGGTAGCGGACGCGCTCCGGCCCGTGCCGCGGCAAATCGGGCATTGGAACGGCTGATAACCGCCACCGCTCCCGCCGCAAGTGGTGCAGAAGCGGTCGTCCGTCGCGTCGTCGATGTCGGCTAGGATGTCGCTCATACAAACTCCATTTCGACCAGCATATTTTTCCTGATCGCGTATCCCAGCAGGCAGAGCGCGTCGGCCTGGTGCTCGTCTTCGATGTCAATCGGGCCGAACATCATATTGGCCGCGGCCTTCATTTCGGGCTTACTGCCGACCCCACGGCCGAGGATGACCTTCTTGATTTCCTGCGATCGGACTGGCGTATATTCGACCTTGTTGGCAGTACAAACGGCCTCGATCAGGGTTGTCATACCGACCAGGATCTCGGTTGTGGCGCCGCCCCGCATATGCGGTTTTTCGTAGAGGACTAAGTCCGGCCGGTAGACCATGATGAAGGTCCCGAGCCATGCCTGGAAGCGGATGAAGCGCATCCCCCGGCTCTCACCGCGGACGATCGGGAAGTGCTGCGTCCCGATGATGACCTCTTCTTCTGAATTCGCCGGCTTGAAGGCCCAGCCCGTGCTGACGCCGGGGTCGATGGCGAGGACACTCCTGGTCATTATTCGGCCTTTGCTTGGCGTGGGGGGCTATTCTCTCTTGACGGACGCCCTAAAATCGATCCTACGCGTTTCTTTGGCTTGTACGACGCCTCGGGAGGGAAGAAAAAGGATGGCTCGAGGCCGTATTCGACTAACTTTTCCACGTCCTTCGGATATTTAGCCCTTATTCTCGCCATGATCTCTTTCGCCCCGCTACTTTTGGGGCCGCATCCTAGGCGGTACGGCCAAAGAAAGCATGATGGATCGGTGCAAAGGGCAACGTCCTTGTGGCCTCCTCCGCACTCAAGGCAGAATTTCCGAATAGCCGTTTGCTTTGTCATTATCCACCGTTCCCTGGAATCGTCAACTTGACGGATTGCTTCTTCTCCCCCTCGATGAATTTCTTGGCGGAAGATTTGAAGCTGTCCTGGATGACTTCCAGGATCTCGATGTCGCGAAGGTAGTTGGCCTTCTTGCGGGGATCGTCTTTTGTCTTCTCGCCGAAATTCACTTCCCAGGTGAGCCGAGTAATCCCTGCATGAAGAGCACGAACGCAATCGTGCATCGTGAACTGTCGGCCGTTTCTATCGACCCATTTCCCATCAGGCGTTCGAGGCATTTGAGAGCTCCTTTCGAGAATTTGATCTCCCTGATCCTGACATCCGCGACGCCAATCTCAAGAATTCCCAGGTGGTAAGCAACCGCGTAGCTGACGTCGAGATCCCGCCCGGGCCAAAAAGGGCCGCGATCGTTACAGCGCGCAATGATCGATCGCATCGTCTTGTCGCATTGGATCTCGATCCAGGTGTCGAAGGCCAGCGTCCTGCTGGCACAGGTGAGGCTATACATATCGAAGACTTCCCTGTTGGCCGTCTGCCGGCCATGGAAGCCTGGTCCGTAATAGGATGTCGTGATGTAATCTTGTCCTCCTGCGATCGCAGAAAAGACGAGGACGAAAAAAAGGCTAAAGATAATCCGGCTCGTCCCTTTTTTGGTCATCTTCTGGCTCTCTCCTTCGGGGCCTGTCCCCGTCCTTTTTCTTTTTGGCCCAGTTTAAGTCATTGAAGTATTCTCCGATATTCCCGATATGAAGGCCGACCCTATTGAAGAATGTTATGATGACGCAGACGCGGATCTGGCCGCCCCTTTTGCTTGGTTTCTGGACCCAGGCGCCGCAGGCGGTCGTCCGACAATAGCTGGGCTGGGGGGCCGCCATCGAGAGAGGACAGATCAGCTTTGAATAATCGATCCCGGCATCCTGTTCATAGGCCATGGGGCTTTCCCTTCTGGATCAAGTGCCTGAACCTGATGTGGATAAACGGGAACCGCCAATTGAAAAATACCATGTGCCTGTTCATGAGAAATAGCATCATAGTGGACCTCCAAAGAATTCTATTTTGATCGGCTTCCAGGAATCGACGATCTTCTTGTACTGCTTCTTCACGTCGTCCGGGATCTCGTATTCGGTCCTAGTCGATTTCTGGCAGGTCACGCGGTAGTCTCCGATCTCGACGACTTCGCCCAGGGCCCGGATCTCGCCCTTGATCTCGTCCTCGGTCTCTTCGAGCTCCTTCGCCGCCTGCTTGATCCCCGAGGAGAGCATGGCCTGACGCCGCTCAAGCAAAGACAGAACCTTCATGGCGAGCTCATGATCCTGGATCTTCGATACCGCGGCCTTCGGCTTCTCTTCTGGATAGCAATGGTCGCGGAATCCGCAGAACGAGCAAACCGCATTGTTGTTGATGACGGCCGGTACGTCCTCTTTCTCGACCATCCGGTTGATCTCCTTGAACCCATCGACGATGTAGGCGAAATCCCCGGAATTGTAGGGGCATTCGATGATCTTCTTTTCGCCGCTCTCCTTGTCCTTGAAGGGCATGAGCCCAAACGAGGCCGACCAGCCGGCGCAATAGATATTCATCTGGACCGGATAATGCCGAATCCAGGTCAGCCTAGAGCTCCTGAGGTCTGGGCCGACTTCGTATCTCTTGATCTCACGGAAGATGGCAGACGAGCAGCTTTTGTAATCGACGGGGACGATCGGCGCTTTCTCCAGGATGAAAATGTCGTCGGGCTCGAATTTGATCTTAGGTTCCGTGATAGTCCTGGCCTTCTCGGGGAGCTTTGATTTTGTGTCGCCCGGCTTTTTGAACTCCATCATCTTGACTTCGGCATTCTTGAAATCCGTCCGCATGAGCTCTTCTTGCTTTCTACCTTCGGCGAAGCGGCGCTCCTGATCCTTCCCGAAGATCTCTTTCTCGGGAGCCAGGCGCATCAAGACCAGGTGCCGCTGGCAATCGTAAAGCCAGCCGGCGGAAGACGCGCGGTTGACCGACTTGTCGATCTGCCTGGGCGGAGTAAGCCTTTCGTCCGCAAGGTCCAGGGCCTTCTGGAGATTGTCAGCTACCGTTGGCACAGGAGCGCCTCTTCTCTCTGCCAGGTGTTGTCTAGGACCCCGACGACCCACCATGCTTGATCTTCGGTCAGGTCTGCGGGGAAATTCTTGATCTTGACCTGGTACTTGCCTTCGGTCTTGGCGATCAGCTTATCCTTGAGGTCTGCCCGGTTGAATTTCTTGGCGATCTTCTCCAGGAGTTCGGCGATCATCGGATGGGGCTCGGCATCTGCCGAAAGCATAGGCTTGACGATCTCGGGCTCGACGTCCTCAGGCTTGGGTGCCTGGGCTTTCTCGGCAGGCTTCTCGGGCCCCGCCGCGGCCGGAGGCTCGGCTTTCGTCTGCTCGATCGGGGGCTCTTCCTTTTTGGCCTTCTTTGGTTTCTCCGGCTTCTCGGGCTTGGGCTCACCGGTCGGCAGGGCGTAGGTCTTGACTTCGATCGCGGCCGGTGCCGTCCCCGCGACGGGCTCCAGGTCGATCGCTTCTTCGACGGACACCAGGCCCAGGACAGACGCCGGATCGTATGCTTTGATACCACGGGATATGCAACGAGCATACATCATGTCGGTCGGATAGTTTTTGTAGGTATCCTTCCCGGCGAGTCCGGCCCGGACCACGTCTTCCCACATGAATTGATCCGTAAGGGGCTCGCGGTCGCCTATTGAGAAGACGACGATGCTCCCCTGTTTGTCCTTCTGCGTGATCTTGATCCTTCCCCCGCGTTGCTGGAAAAGGGCGAGCATAAGCTGTGACCTGATTGCCAGGTGCCCCTTGATGACGTCGATCGTCTGGAGCGCCTGGAGCGGCTGAATCCCGAGCTCCCGGCCATACTCGATCTTGACCAGGACTTGGAACTCGTTTTGGATCTCGGGGAACATCCCGGACTTGAAAAGAGCCCTGGCGAGCTCCATCATTCCGGGCACGTTTCGCGAGAGCTCAACGACATCCCCGGACGACATTTTGACCAATTGTGCGGTCTTTTCTTCTGCCATTTATCCTCCTAGAAAATTAGACTTATGATCCAGGCCCAAAAGAAACCGACGGCCAGGAGCATGACGCCCCAGCCGCCTAGCCTGATCGCAACATCCCAATTTACTTTACGCATCTTTCTTCTCCATTATTGCACGATCGTCGGTTTTTCCCAAATGATGACCGTTTCGCTTGGCGAGCCTGGTCCTCTTGGGGGAGACGCGTCTCCTATGGGAAGAGCGATGAGGCAATTTTATAAAATATTTTTATTTGGGGTATTGACTTATAGGGACAATTTGACTTATAAACTAACTGTCTCCGCTGTGAGCTTATCTCATAGCCCCCAGGTAGCTTAAGCTCCTGGGTTTTTTGTAGGGCCAGCGCAATCCCCATAATTGCCAGGATGATGAAGTAGCTCAAATCCACTCCTTTTCCTCGGGCGGCGCTTCCTTCGGCGGATTCTCGACCATGACCGGCGTCAGGCCCCGCTTGGTCAGGGCGTCGATCTCTTCCTTCGTCTCGGTGCCCTTGCAGACGTACTCGATGGCGGTCGGCCGGTACATGAAGAATATCCCCGCCGTGGCCTCCTTGCCCTTCTCCGCGGCCGGGATCGCCAGCCTGTGGGCCAGCAGAGCCCAGGTCTTGCCAAGAGCGAAGCCTTTGGGGATGGTCTTGATCCGCCTGGAGATTCCCATTGCCGCGGCCTCTTTCATGAAATCGGCCGGCGTGGGATAATGCCTCTCTCCGATCCAGGTCAGCCCGACCTGGCCGACCTTCTCGCCGCCGACCAATGCCTTGGCCGACAGCGGACAGGAGGACGGGCAGACCTTCAAGCTACAGGTCTTCATAATCGCTTCCTTGAGAAGCACATCACCGTCAACCCATGTCCAGACGGCTCGCGCAGGCTTGATCCCTTCGCCGCAGACCGGGCAGACGTCCAGGGCCACGGGCATCTTCCCGCAGGGGGCCATGGCTCCATCGAAATTGACGATATAGAGCGCTTCCTTCTTCCGGTATCCACACCCGCGCTTACCTTCGTAACGGATTTTGATTCGTTTGTCCATGGTCAACCTCCCATCGCTTTTCTGATGTCCCCGGCGAGCTCTCTCGCGTCCCGCTCGTTGATCTCTTCTTCGGGATTGATGATCTCCAGCGCATCCGCCACAAGCTGGGCCATTCGCAGATTTAGCCTGACGACGACGCTTGGACCCATGTCCGGCCTGTTCTCGGTGTATAGCGCGTATGCGCATCGTTCTCCGCTCATTCTGTCTCCTTCTCGAATAAATTTAATTGCATAACTCTCGCCCCTGGCTCTACCTTGGGCGTAGGCGCAGGCTGGGCCTCCATCGGCCGGTCCTCCTCCCCGCGGCAATAGGGGCATAGCCCCTGGCTGTTCAACATGCTCTCCGGCCAGGTCGTATCGCATATAGGGCAACGGCGGCACACCTCAGCCGTTCCCCTCAGCCTTGCTGATGGCGGATTCAATCCTGTCTGCAATCGACTTATTGAAAGCCTGTTCTGCAAGATTTCCAGCCGTTAGGCGGACATGAGCCAAGTGACAGGCCGCCAGCAGTTCAGGCGCAGCGGCGATTAGGCGAGCGTTTGCTATGGCTTCGCCGTCTCCCAATGGCATCCCCGTCTTTATCTTGGCTATCGATTCCCCTTGCGCGTTCCACGCAACGATGTCGATTGACCTGAGCCTGTAATCCGTGGAAGGCTTCCACGGTCCCGGCGTATGCTTTGTTTCGCTCATCAGCGCCCACCGCCCTTGAAGCTGGCGACACCGACGGAGTTTCCGTTGATGTCCTGAAGGATGAAGGCGTCCGCCATGTAGCCTTCGACGCGCATGGCAAGGTCCCGGAGGATTCTCGCAACTTCGACATAATTCCTGGGATGAAACGCCTCGCCGTCCAGGTTGATCTTGACCACAAATGTTTTTTTTGCCATGCTTGCCTCACCCCACCATTGCATGAGCCCGGCGCTTTTCCAAATCATCGAGCCGAGCATCCTCGATGGATATCACGGCCCAAAACGTGGACTGCCGCGCCCGCTTGTTGGCCGCAGCATAAGAGGCATGTTGACTGACGATCTCGCCCCGCTTATGGCCCGCTCCGTCGTACTCGGAGACAACCAGCCACTTGACGCCCCGCTTGATCTTACCCAGGATAATCATAATAAATCACCTCCTAGCTAAAGATTGGAATTGCAGGTCGAAGTCCTGCATTACTCCCTTGTCTGCGAATGAATAGAAACAGTCCTTTCCTAAGACGATATGATCTAAAAACCGAATCTGCATGAATTTACAGGCGAACGCGATTTCCTTGGTGAGCTCCTTGTCGCATAGGCTAGGCTCCGGGTCCCCGCTCGGATGATTATGAAAGCACACGATGGACACGGCCCCCAGGATAAGCGCGCCTTTGATGATCTCGCGGGGATAGACGGCCGCTTGGTTAATCGTTCCCTCGCTCGCCTCAATGACCTCTATCGCCCGGTTTTTCGCGTCCAGGTAGCAGACGCAGAAAAACTCGCGGTCCGCCCTGGCATAGCCCTTGAAAGCATCGAAGACCGCCAGTGAGCTTGACAGGACCGCCCCGTCAGGATAATCCGGCCGCTCGAAGGCCTTCATCTTAATCGGCCGTTTTGAAAACGGCAAGCTCATCGTGTTCTCCATCGCGTTAATCCCTCTCAAGGCAATCCGGCCTTGAGAGTTGGCCGTAGAACGCTCTCTCGATTCTCTCATCTTCCTTCGTGATGTAGTCGATGCAGCCGAAACCATAGTTGGCACATCGACTACAAAATGAACAGGGGATAGAATTCTTGTCCTCGTTTCTGCGTCCTTGAACTTGCCGCCTTCCGTTTGTCATTTCGACTCACTATTGCATCAGCTCAGCCAAAACCCAAATCGGTCAACCATTGCACCGGCCGGCCGCGGCCCCGCGGCGTTAAGAGCTAAGATAAGGCTCTTAAGACTCTTAAGAGCTAAGCCTTAAGAGCTACGCTATGCAGGGCCTTGTTATGTGCCTCTGGCCATTGCCCCAACCTCGCCTGCGCCATTGTGCCAGCCTGCGCCAGCACAGCCACGAGCGAAGCGCCGCCCCTGGGAGCTAGGCTCCAGTCCCCGCTCTGCGCCTGCAATGGCTCAGCCTGTCACGCTCTGGGCCTCGGGCACCATGACTGGGGCTGGGACTGGGGCTGGAGCTGGAGCTGGGGCACCATTGCCATGGACCTAGTGCTTGGCACCATTGCACTATGCTCTTGCAATGCTTCGGGCCTTGGAGCCATTGCACTTGGCCTTGCCATTGCAGAGCCCGGAGCCATTGTGCGAGCCCCCCCCCCCCCTGCCCTCCGTTGCGTTACGGCCCTGCAATGGGCAAGGGCATGTGGGAATTCGGGCGATCAGCGCATATACCATAGTCCTAGATTTCCCCGCTATTTTCGGGGTATTTTTGCTATAAATCCTATTGCAATGGTTGGGGCTTGTGGAGCATTTGGGAAAGAGGCATTGCCATGCAATAGTGGGGCATGGAGGACTTGCATGATCATCCTCGGCGACTGCCTGGCTGAACTCCGCAAACTGCCGGATGAGTCGGTCCATTGTTGCGTCACGTCGCCGCCGTATTGGGGGTTGCGAGATTACGGCGTTCCCGGCCAACTCGGGCTAGAGAAAACGCCGGAGGAATACGTTGCCAATATGGTCGAGGTATTCCGCGAAGTCCGGCGGGTGCTGAGGAAGGACGGGGTTTTATTTTTGAACCTCGGAGACTCTTACCATGGGCTGAGAACCAAAGGACTCAAGCCGAAAGACCTCGTTGGCATCCCCTGGCGCGTGGCCTTCGCCCTGCAAGCAGACGGCTGGTATCTCCGGCAGGACATCATTTGGGCGAAGCCCAATCCAATGCCCGAGTCGGTGCGCGACCGCTGCACCAAGAGCCACGAATACGTGTTCCTGCTCTCGAAGTCGGAGAGGTACTACTTTGACAGCGAAGCGATTCAGGAACCGGCTGGAGATGATCTTCGCAGGCCATATGCGCCGGGACAGGTGGATGATCGAGGCAACGGCCACGACAGAGGCGGCGGTGACTTAAGAAAATCCGGGAACAAGGAACGCAAGCCAGCAAGCGCGCGCGGCGTCCCGGTCGATACTGACGGAAAGAGTGCTGGCGCCGTGGCCGGTAGCGTGCCTTGGGAGGGCAACACGCGCAACAAACGCAGCGTCTGGACAGTCACGACCAAGCCGTTCAAGGAAGCCCACTTCGCCACGTTCCCGCCGGAGATACCGGAAATCTGTATCAAGGCGGGGTGCCCAAAGGGCGGCGTTGTCCTCGACCCGTTCTTCGGGGCTGGCACTACCGGACTTGTCGCCATGAAATTAGGGCGGGAGTTTATCGGAATCGAGCTGAATCCCGAATATTGCCGGATGGCGGAACGTAGGGTTAAATGGGTACAGCTGGCCCTGGTCCCCTAATTGCAATGGTTGGCAGGGCAGGGGCAGGGCTTATCATTGCACTAGGATTTGGCTTTTTTCGGCGGCCCCGACCGGATTTGGAAAAGGGGAGGGGTTAGGCAATAGTGGAGTGCGAACAGGGAAGCCTGGGCTGATAAGATCTGGCCTTCGCAGACGGCAGACGCGGTTCCACTAAGGGGCCATGGCTCCCGCGTGGCGCATGCTCAGGAGCGCCGAAGACGCGATTGCGCCCGTCCTTTGGATGGCCTCTCGGGGCCGGACGGGAAATTTAAGACAGGAGGGTTCTGATGTTATCCCATTACTCAAGGCCATCTTCGAGGCTCGACGTGACCGCTAGACAAGGAGAAAAAACATGACGTTTCACGAAGAATTAGAACACATTATCAACAAATATTCTCAGGAGAATGTCTCCAACACCCCGGATTATATTTTAGCTAATTTTATTCTGGGTTGCATGAAAGCCTTCGACCAGGCCGTTAAAGATCGGGACAAATGGTATCACAACGGAGAAATCATGTGCCCCGGAAAACCGCGTAGCCATAAATTCATGAGGAATGGAGGATAGGTCATGAGAAAGGTGGCTACGTTCGAACATCTTGAAAACCTGGCCCGGAAGAAGAAGTCCGTCATCTGCCCGGAGAGGGGAATCTGGGGAGGGAAGGCGTCTCCGGCCGCTTTCATGATGCAGCTAAGCGCCAAGATCTTGCACCGGCTTTTCAGGGCTGGGATGTTCGTCTATTACCCGCAGGCCAAGAAGAGGAAGCGCGCCAGGAAACCGGCGAATCTCCCGTTTTGACGGAAGGGAAAAATGAAGCACATAATGACAATTCTCGGGATGCCAAATGTAGCCCTATGGCAGGCGTTCATCCTGGCTGCGTTCGGATTTTTGGCCGGCTTTCTTGTCGCCGGGTGGATAGCCACGCGGACCTGGTTTTTTGAGGATGAAAAGCGAAAAATCAAGGGCACGGGCCCTGAAATTGACCCCAGGGATTGACGGGCATTTGGACAAACCCCCGGCTCGTGCAATAATGGGGCAAGGAGAACGAAATGCCCCTTAAAATGTCTCACGGAAACATGTACGATTGGGTGACGCACGTTCATTCTCACCTGGGCGGGGAATGCCCCTACAAATGCTCTTATTGCTACGTCGGGAGATCCCGCCAGGGCCGGCCTCAGAAATACACCGGTCCGATCCGGCTGATCGAAGCCGAATTGCACGTAAAGTACGGCAGCGGGAAGACAATCTTTATCGAGCATATGAACGACATGTTCTCCCATGGTGTCTCTGACCGCATGATCGGCAGGATCCTAGACCATTGTAATCAATTCCCCGAAAACTCCTATGTTTTCCAGACGAAAAATCCAGGACGCCTTCTGAAACTTTTGGTTTGGATGAAATTCCCCCGGGACTATATCGTCGGGACGACAATAGAGACAAACGCCCCCGTCTCTTGCTCGGACGCGCCTTCAACGGCGGAGCGAAAAGAGGCTCTGATGGGCCTGCGCCGGCATGGAATTCGCCGTTTCGTGACGATCGAGCCGATCATGGACTTTGACCCAGAGATATTAGCCGGATGGATCGTCGGGATCCTGCCGGAATTCGTGACGATCGGGGCGGATTCGAAGGGCTGTGGCCTGACGGAACCGAAAGGCGAGAAGGTCTTGAAATTCATCGATCTTCTCAACGAGGCTGGCGTGAAGATCCGCAAAAAGACGAATCTCGAGAGGCTGGTCGGGAAATGATCGACCAGGAGACGAAGGACCTGATCGACAGAATGAGCCAAGAGGACATGTGCCGCCTCTGGCGGTTCGCGATTCCCGGATCCCGATTCTTCGTTGGCGAAGTCGGGGACTATTTCAAAACGTCCCTTCGGGAGAAGGGCGGAATGACGCCCGAGATCTCGAAGAAGCTGGGGTGGTGATGAACAAAACGACCCTGATCGCGATCGCTGCCGTCGTTGCCGCGGCTGAGGGCGGGTAATTTATTCTGTAAGGAGACGTAAATGCTTTCAAATCAGGCTCAGGCTCAGCGGGTCAAGGAGACTTCGGTCCTCAATATTCTCGACGAAAAGGTCGAGGCCCTGGGCGATCTGGCTCAGAAGATCGGCCAGAGAATTGTGAACCTTAACGAACGGTTCTTTGGTCCGATCCCGCCAGATGTCTCCCCGGGAAACGAAAAAACGAAAGAATTGAGCGGCTTCTTGCCGGCCACCACCCTCAAGCTGGACATGCTTATTTCGAGGAACGAGAAGCTCGTCATGGTGCTCGATTCGATCATCGAAAGGCTGGGGTGACCCCATGGCCCTGAACATTCGAAAGGCCATCTGCCGTCATCAGAAGCACGGATCCTGGTTCTTCAAGGCCTGCGATTGCCAGAGGTACGAGGAGACGGCTACTGTCTGCAAGAAGACCGGCCTTTTGCCGACCGATTTTTGCTTTACGGAAGACCGCATCTTCTACTTCGAGCCGGTCCCGACCGTCAAGTGCTGGTCCTGTCCAGGCGTCACGATCGACGTCTGCGAGAAGACCGGCTGGCTCCCCGGAAAGTATTGCAAGACGGTCAAAAGAACCTTCCGGGAAGATTTTGTCCCGACCGCTACCTGTATCGCCTGCAAGTGCGTCGAGAAGGCCACCTCCTTGTGCGGAATCTCGAGCAACCTGTTCTCGAATACCTGTCGAGGGTCTATCGTCAAGTCACTTTGCCCTGACGCCTTCCCGCCTACCTGCTCGACCTGCTGGCCGGATAAGCAACAGAAGGGGGCGCTGACCTATGGGATGCTCGATCTCTTCGGGGACCTGAAATTTGTCAGACAGAAAGACGACGGAAGCTGGTATCTCGACGAAAAAGCCTTCCGGGCCCATCTGGCCCCGATCATCGGCGCCGGCGCGGATTCGGTCCGGGCCTTCGGCTGGAGCGTCTATGGGCCGCCGGGGATCCCCCGGGACAGGCAATTCCAGGCTTTTAAGCTCATGCCGGATGAATTGGTCTGGGATCTTGACGCCTTCAACGACTACTACTTCCCGATCTGCCGCCGAGCGATCGAGATCACCAATTCTCTCGGGGCGGCCTTCCTCTTTGATTGGATCGATCAATGCCAGATCCAGGGCGGCTCCGAGCGCTACCTTTCTCCCTGGTGTCACAATATCCAGGGAGGGTATGATTTCTACGATTCGAAGATCTGGTCGCAGGCCAAACGCTTCATGCTCCGCTGCGTCGATGAATTCGCCGGCCTGAACGTGATCTGGGGCTTCAACGAAACGGATTGGGACGCCTTCGTTGGATTCGCCAGGAACGTCTATTTCCCGGTCATCCAAGAGAGAAACCTGGACTTCAGCAGGCTCCGCAATGGTTCGAGCGCCAAGATGCCGGACTACGACGCGGCAACCGACAAGTACTCCTGGACGATGGACACCCAGCATTGGGTCAGATCTTGGGCCGAGAAGATCTTTGGCGAATACAACGTCCTCTGCTGGCTCCGAGAGGTCCACGGGACCAAGGATACGCTCCGGCCGGGCTACGTTGACGCCTTCCTGGAAGCCTGGGGCAATCACCCGATCCGGCTCAGCCTGTCGGACGATGGGCAAAACCCGCGGCCGGATGCTGCCGCCTGGTACGAGATCTCGAAACATGCCTTTTCCTACCGATCGGAAGGATCCTGGGAAGGGAAGCCGGTCCGCCGTTGCATCAACCTGGAGCATTGTGGCGAAACGGAAGACGTACCCAGCCTGGTAGCGATCTTCCGGGCCATGAAGAGAGGGATGGACCAACTATGATCACCCCCTTCACGGGCTCCGGGACGGCCGACATGGGCGGATACGAGGAGCTCATGGCTAACGTCGCTGCCCAAGAGGTCAATATATATACAAAATCTATGCAAAAAGGTGGATCCGCCGGATTCATTTCGGCCGGCGAATACATCTTCGATGACTCAAGGGACTCGAGCGAGTACCCGTTCGGGTTTATCTTCATCTGTAAATATTTCGGCATAGATGTCAAAAAATCCAGGGCGGCAATTAAGGCGCTCCGCAGAGAAATGATCAAGAAAAGGAGGATTTGCAATGCAGAAAAAAGAAAAGAAAAAAAGAGGAAGCTCCTTCGTGCCAAAAGAAGGAAAGAAAAAAAGAGCCAGGTACTATTGCTTGTTCAAGGAGAAGAGCGGCTATTGTAATGTCTTTTCCTCGATGCTGATCGCCTGTCCCGTGCCGGCAGGCCTAAAGACATATCGAGATTGCCCCACACGAAAACACATGGACCGGAACAGGCGCAAGGGCATATACTCCCTTCGCCGGAAGGATATTCGTCATGAACAAGTACAGCCTCAAGGAAGACCAAAGACCGGCGGATCTCTGGTTTTGGGATGATTGGTTCTCGTCTTTCGATGTCAGGGCATGTAGCCTGGCCGCTCGGGGTCTCTGGATCGACATGCTGGGAATAATGTCGCGCTCTACCGCCAAGGGAACCTTGACCATAAATGGGCGAAAAATTGATAGCGAAGAACTTGCGAGGCTTGAGGGGGCTGACCCCATAGAAGTCGTCGCCTTACTTGTCGAACTCGAACGCAATAAGGTGTTCTCTCGCTTCCTGGACGGGACGATTTACAACCGCCGTATGTGCGGAGATCGGGAATTGAGCCAGAAAAGATCCGCGGCGGGCCTGCTTGGGGTAGAGGCTCGTAAGCAAAAGCGTTTTGCTTGCAAGCAAAACTACAAAAATATCGACAGCAAAGCTTTAGCAAAGAATGGAAGCAAAATTGAAGCAAAACCCAACGGTAACCCCACGCCTGATAATGAAGCTGAATCCATAGATAATATTGGTAGCAAAATCGAAGCAAACATTTCAATCAAACCGCTTAGCAAAATTATCAAAAAAGCCTCAGCAAAAGGTGGTTTGGAAGATTTAAGAGGGACTTCTTCTCTTAATCTTAAATCTTTCTTGGAGATTGATATTAGACTTACCCAGCTATTAATCGACCTGATGCAGAAGAACAACCCGGAATCCACAATCATAAAAAAACTCACCCCTGATCGGCAGAAGAGGTGGATCGACGAATGCAGGCTACTCCGTGAGTCCGACGGGAAGACAGAGCGGGACATAGAGCTAATCATAAGATTCTCGCAGTCAGATCAATTTTGGAAGGTCAACATCCTGTCCATGTCGAAACTTAGGGAAAAATGGGACCAACTTTGGTTAAAAGCCCAAAAACCGGACGCTACGGACGGTGTAAGGCAATGGTTGAAAGAAAGGGAGGGAGAAGATGTCGTCTGACAAAGAGGAGAAATTTGCCAGGTTTATCGCCGTTCTCGGGACGGCTTTCGAAAAAGGAGGGTTGTCCAAAGGGAAAGTAGAAGTTTATTTTCATTATTTACAAGACCTTACGGAAGGACAACTTAAAAGAGCCGTGGACAAGATCATCCTCTCTAGGCGTTATCAGTCCATGCCGACGATCGCCGAGATCCGGCAGGCCGCCTTCGATCTTCTCGAGGAAGACGTTGAGGTTGAGGCCCTTGAGGCTTGGCCCAGGGCGTGTAAGGACCTTGATACGGTTCAGGGCGGGGGAAAGCCGAAAGACCTCGTCGCGGCAGAGGCCGTTAGGATCGCCTTTGGAGGCTGGAAAGCCTTTGGGGAGACGGAAACGACATACGAGGCCAGGGACAGGGCCAGGTTCATCGAAGCCTATAAGATCGCAGCCGCCAGGATGGTCGGCGAGAGGGAAATGATGAAGGAATTGGAAGAAAACAGAAAGATGCTTGAGGCTTTAAAGCCAAAACGGTTGGAGGGTGCCAAATGATGACAGCCATTGAGATCTTTTTTGCCGTGATAATCTTGAGTTTTTTAAGGAAAATCCATGTTAAAAACGACGCTATCCGCCCCAGGGGAGAACAAGGATGGACTCGTGGACATCCGGGACCTTCTGAGGCTCTACGCGACATACTCCCGAACAATCGGGACCTCAAAGTCAATTAGACCCTGGCAAGCCCTGATCATCGAGGACTTCGTCACTAGATTTATCCCGAGCCATGGAATGAAGGTGGTGCACAATGAGATCAATCGAAACGCTCCGAGCCTCGTTGAATTTCTCGCCAAAGCCTGAATGTATTATCCAAAACCAACTCATCATTTTCGAGATCCTGTCCGACATCAGGACAATCCTCATCGGAAGCTCACCGGACCGCCGGGTCCCGGTGCGGCCGGAAGAAATACCCGCCAACATCAGGGTCCGCCCCGCGGGGTTTGACGAGGCCGCCTTCAAGAAGAAGGCCGAAGAGGCCAGGGAAAAATTGGGGCTTGACAAGGGCCCCGGAAAAACTGAAGATTACTTGTGAGCGGTAGAGCGCCCTTAGTTGGGCAGGGTCGCAAGGCGGCCACCTTCAAGGCGGCTCGAAAGGGCCGCGCCGCTCGCATAAGGAGGCATCCCACGCCATATAACATCGTTAAACGCGGAAGCAAATTCTGTGTTATCTCGACCGATAGCGGGAAGACGCACGGCTGCCATCCGACCAAAGCGGACGCCAGGCAGCAACAAAAAGCCATGTACGTTCACGCCAATCCAAAAAAAGAAAAAAAGGAGAAGTAATGCTTATCGAATTCAAGCCTGTCAACATCGAAAGACTCTGGGCGGAGATCGGCTCAGGGAGCCGGTTCAGCCTAGAGGATCTTCTGATCCAAATGTCAGCCTCTCTCGACCTCAAGGAAGATTACAAAATCATCCACCGGGATCGGGGTTTCATTATCACCAAGGAAGACATCGCCCTCTATTTCGAGGCCCACGAGAAGCCCAGGACGCCGATGTCCCTCGAGCAGCAATTGACCGCGGCCCTCAAGCGGATCGAAGATCTCGAGAAGCAGATCGGGTCCGCCGGCAAGGCTTCCGAAAGGGCCAAGCTTCCGATCTCCGTCCCCGTGATCGAGGTCGAATCGACCCCCTACGAGGAAACGCCGGTCAACTTCAAGCCGGATCCGAACATCGGCGGGGAAGCGGACCGGATGACGCCCGAGCAGATCCAACGCGAGCTCGCCAGGGACCTGGACCAGAAGAAAGGCCAATCCTTCAGGAAGATCAGCCCGGCCAACAAGCCGCGTTCCCCCGTCGTTGACACGGTCTAATGCCCGGCCTTCATACGATCTCGCCCATGCAGCGGTACTTTTACCGCTTATGGGCGAAGACCGGATTCGACCCGGTCCGAAGGAACGATAGTCTCCGGGAGGCCGGCTATGCCGAGCCCCAGATCAAGGCCCGGGGTGCGGAGATCGCCAAGTCGGTCAATTTCTTGATCGTCAAGGAAATGGCCCGGTCGATGCCTGTCCCTTATCTCGTTGGGAAAAACAAAGAACTCCTTGAATGTATGAGCCCGGCCCACCCCCTGATGCCGGACAATGCCCAGAGGAACGCCGCCCTTAAAACGGCCTATGAGCTTATGGGGGCTTTCCCGAATCCCAAACTTGAGATCGAGAAAAGGGAGTTGGTCGTCCACTTGTCCATGGGGACCCTCAAGGACGCTGAGATCATCACCGGGGAAGACATTGTCGGCCTGCTCCCGGAAGACGCTTTTATAGAGACCGACCTTGACGATGTGATAGACGTGGAGCCAGAGCCAGATGAAGACCAGGCTGATCAGGTCTGACTCCCTTCCGCCGGGTCTCCAGCGCGAGAAATGGCTGTCCTGGGCGGCGGGTCTCTGGTTTTTCACCCATCTTCTGAAAAGCGCCTGGGAAGAGAAATTCCACGACCTTGGCCGCCTTCATTACCACCTGTGTCGCTACTTGGATCCCACCGTCAACCCGAGCCAGAGGAAATTCATATCGATCTTCCGCGGATCCTACAAGACGACGATCCTCTTGGCCTATTGCCTCTATACTTTTTGCTGGGCCCTAGTTAAGGGGGAATCGATCAGCATCGTCTATAACACGGCAACCCGCGAGAACGCCGAAGGCTTCATGGACGATTTTCGCCAGACTCTTCTCCGTTGCCAAGTCCTGCATTGGCTCTTCAAGATTCCCCAGACTTTCCAGGGGTACGACAAGTGGACGAAATGGAAGGTCCATTACAAGGGCGCTCGCTTCCAGGTCTCGTCTCTCGAGACAAGACAGGTCAGCCGGCATTTCAAAAACTACATCAACGACGATTTGGTCAATGACGATAACGCATTTTCTGAGGTAGAGAGAGAAAACGTCCTGCGAAAATGGCGCCTGCAAAAGTCGATTTTGACCAAGTATAAAAAGCGGAAAATCGGGATGGAGATCGACGTTGGGACGCCCTTCCATCATTCCGACCTGATCGCCCACATCATCAAGAACGTCAAGAACTACGATAAATTTATCATGCCCTATAAGCTCCGCCTGGATGACGGATCGGAGATCCTGACCTTCCCGGAGATGTTCACCTGGGAAGACTTCGAAGAAATACGATCGGACCAGGGGGAGAGTCTCTTCGCTACGCAATATGAGCTCCGGGTCCTGGACGACGCCGACCGGATTGCGACCGAGAAATGGATCAGGAAATGGGTCTATCTCCCCGAATACTACTACCGGATCCTCATGATCGACCCCGCCGGCACCGCCAACAAGAAGAACGATCCGACCGGATATTTGATCGTGGACATCGACCACCTTGGCTACATTTACGTCATCTACTCCGAGCACCTTTGGCTGGCGCCTTATCGGATGCTCAAACACGCCGAAGCGCTCCAGCAAGCCTTCCAACCGGACGAGACCTACATCGAGAAGGAAAAATACTCGATCACGATCGCCGACACGGTCGAGCACCTGGCCCCCCAATTTAACTTCACTTTCGTCGAGCACCGCAATCAGGATCCGAAAGATCGCGTCCACCGCCTTAAACAATTCTTCGAGACCGGCCGGATCCTCTTTGGCCCGGGCCAGGAAGACCTGATCTCAGAGGTCCTCAATTATCCCGCCTGCGCCCACGACGATCTGATCATTTGCCTGTCTTATGTCCCGCGGGTCATGATCATTCCGAAGAAGATCGAGCGAGACCGCGACACGGTGCAAGATAAAGACTTCCTGGCCGAGATCAACGGAGTCCGGGACCGTCTAAACAACATCGAAAAAAGGGAGAATATGGACGCCTTCTTCTGAAGAAAGGGGAAATGAACATGAAAATTTTTAGGTCTCTGGTCGAGGCGATGAGAAAAAATGCGGTCCTGGTCTCCAACATTGTCGTCGGCAGCAAGGAAGAGATTGTCCACGAAATGGATGAGGCCCGAGCACAACAAGTCATATTCGAGACCAGCGCCAACGGTCGGAACGCCATGCTGATTGCGGCCACAAAAGAGAACACGGCGGCCCTCTCCCAATTCCTTCGTCTCAACGAACTCTTTGTCAAAAGCATGACCAAGTATTTCGATCTTGAGATCAAGGAAATGGAGAAGAGAGCGGCAACGCCGGCCCTCGAACCGTCAGAGGACGATAAAAGATTTTAAGGACGAAAATGCCAGAAGAAAAGAACGGGGAAACCCAGGCCCCCACAAAATCCTGGTTCATCATCGAAGGGAAGGTCCTCGGCGAACTTGAATTCGCCCAATGGGCCCAGGACCAGGTCACGAAACACCCGGTCGTCACCCAGCACCACGGAAGCTGGAAAGAGTTGATCGCCTGGGAAGAGGGGGACCAATTCTCCCTTTGGAACGACACCAAGCGCCGGATGAGCCCGGTCGATCTTGTCACTCGGAAGGTCAAGTGTGTCGTCAATATGATGAAACCCCTGATCGAGACGATCGATGCGAAGATCCAGGTCCAGCACCAGGTCGTCGGGACGCCGAACTCCGGCGAAAATAAGGACATCTTCGGGTCCCAGGTCGCGACCAGGCTGGTGAATTTCAATGACTACACGGTTAAAATCGACACCGTCCTTGAGAGGATGAAATACGACCTTCTGCGGCCCGGGAACGCCTGCATCAAATGGATATGGGACAAGGAATTCGGATCCGCGGCGGTTGCCCCCAAGAAAGAAGACGGCACCATCGACATGGAGAAGAAAACGACAGAGAAGGGTGACGTAGTCGCCAAGGTCGTCCCGATCTTCAACGTCAGGCCGGACCCGACCGCCAAGGAGCAGGCCGACCTTCGCTGGGTGATCGAAATAATGGAGGTCACGGAAGAGGATCTCCTGAAAGCCTATCCGAAGGCGAAGGCGCTGATCGAGGAGCTCCAGCCGGGCGCGAAAGACATGTACGTCGGGACCAACGAAAAAGAAGACGAAAAAGACAAGGCCATGAAGACCTACATCGTCAAGGAATTTTGGGAAAGGGCAAGCGCCAATTATCCCAAGGGGCGGTATATCGTCTGCTGCCAGAATCGGGTCCTCTTTAAGGACGCGAACCCCTCTCCGAAGGCTCGCCTGCCCTATTTCTTTTTCTTCTACAAGAAAAACCCCTATTCCTTCTGGAGCCACGGCCCCCTCTACTACATCCAGGATCTCCAGCGCCAGACGAACCGCCTGGTCTCCATGGAACTCGAGCACATCGAAGCCTGGAAGCCCAAAATGGCGGTCGGCAAAGGCGCGATCAAGACGGCCGCGGCCTTCACGATCGACCCCTTCGAAATGGTCGAGGTCGATTTCACCAAGGGCGAACCGCGCCCCATTCCGATGCCCGAACTCTCCCCCCAAGTCGCAGCCATGCGAGACTTCATCATCGGCTCGATCGACCGCGTCTCCAACGTCCACGAGGTCTCCTACGCCAGGCTGCCGCAATACGCTTCGCGCGCTCCCGCGAGCCTCTACCAGATGATGCTCGAGCAGGAGAGCACCAAGCTCGATCCCCTGGTCGCGGCCATGAACGCAACCTTCCTGGACATGGATCAATTCCGGCTCCAACTCATGGACAAGCATTACAAAATGCCCAGGTTGGTCAAAATCATGGGCAAGAACAAATCGGCCACGATCGGCTATTTCGAATCCGCAGACCTCAGCCAGAACTTCGATGTCCGCCTGGAGCAGGGCGTCAGCCTGAGCCAGAGCCCGACCATCCAGGTCCGCATGATCACGGAGCTTTACGCCCAAGGAATTCTCGACCAGAAGGACAAGCCGAAGATCCTTCGAATCCTCAATCTCGGCACGGCCGAAAACGAACTCCGGGAAGACATGGCCGACTACGAAAAGGCCATGCGGGAAAATCAGGCATTCATCGACGGCAAATGGGACAAGTCTGTGAAGGATGGCGGCGTAAGGATTTATATCCACGACGATCATGCCTTGCACCTGGACGAGCATACGAGCCTGATCAAATCCGAAGAGGCGACGCAATGGAAAGAGGCGACCTTCAACGGCCTGGACGAGCACATCAACGACCATTTTCTGGTCTTGTCCTTCCTCCAGGCGGGGAAGACGCCCGAAGAGGCCATGGCCGGAATATCGAATACCGCCATCCCGGCCCAAACGCCGGCCGAAGAAGCCGGGGTCGCTCAAACCCCCGGGCCCATGCCGGGAGCGCCGGGAGCGCAGCAAATCCCCGCTCCGGGCGGAGGGTCGATGCAGCCCCTAATACAATAGTCCTTGACAAAATCGTGCGCAGCGTATATTTCCTATAGAAGGAGCCAAATGCAATGGATAATGTGAAACCGACCGAAGCGAAGCCTGCGGTCGAGACACCTGTTCATCCTTCCCTGAAAAGCGATGCCTTCAAAGGGAACAGCATGCTCAAATGGGCGGAACAAAGCGGGGTCCTCGAAGCAGGATCCGCGCCGGCCGCCGCCCTCGTGCCCGAGAAAAAGGCCGAAGCGCCCTGTCCCGGATGCGATAAAGACAAGGCCGATAAAGCCGCCGCCACGAAGTTGGCTGCGGAGAGAGCGGCCCAATCCGACAAACCCTTTAAGGTCCTGGAAGTCGAAGGGAAGAAGTTTGTCTTCAACACCAAGGAGGAGTACGACGCTGCCCTCTCTTGGAACCGGGACCAATCCGAACGCGAGACGAAGTTTGCGGCGATGTCCGCTCCGCTTCAAAAGCTCGTCACCTTGATCGAACAGGGGAAGTTGCCAGATTTGGCGGCCGCCGCGAAGCCGGCGCCGATCGAAAAAGATGAAGAGATCGATATGGAGGACGTTCACCCTGGCATCCGCAAAAAACTCGAGACGATCGAGAAAGAGAACGAACAATTGCGGCAAGTCGCCAAGAAGATTGAACTCAGGGAAGGTGAGGAAAGATTCACCCAGGCCAAATCCATCATCGAAAATCTCGCCACGGAAGCAAGGACCAAGTATCCCTTCGAAGATTTTATAGATCCAGAGTCACAGGCTAACGTGCCCCTGGACATCATGGCCGGGTATGTGTCTGTTCTCGCGAATCGAGACGAATTAGGCCAACAAGTCGATCCTACCTATCAAAAGAAGAATATGCGAGGAGTCCTGGAGGATTCTGCCAGGCGGATCAACAAATGGGTCGAGCATATTCGCTCTACGGGCGGGAACGGCGGACCGATAGATGTGGAATCCCTCAGGAAGTCTCACCCAGACGTGATCAAGGCCATCGAGCAATCGGCGATCGCCAATTACTTGAGAGGCCAGGAAGGGCTACCGCCTACGATCCAGGCATCGAATTCCGAAGCGAGACAGGCGGATACTCCGGGAGACAAGAAGACCCTCAAGACCTTCGATGCTTATATGAAGGCGTGCGAGAAAGACCCGGAGATCTCAGAAGAAATCAGCAAAGTAGGGAGGAGAGCCCGGGCTTCCGCATAATTTTCTAGCGGAGGCTAACATGTCTGTTTTCCAGCTCGGTACAGGAGCTACCGACAAGATCTTTCTCGAATTTGTTTTGCCCGGGATGAACGTCCAGATCCGGGAAAACACGACCCTGGCCGATCGCTTCCAGACGGACACCGAACACGTCGTCGGCAAGTACGCGACGTTCAAGTGCCAGACGGGAAGCCCCAAGAGCGCCAGGCCCTCGTCCACGAGCGGCTTGCCGACCGCCAAGCAGGGCAAATACGACGAATTCAACCTCTACATGAAAAGGTCGATGTACGCCCAGCTTCAATTCGACGGCCTGACCAACGCCTGCGCGAAGGGCAAGGGCGCGGTCATGGAAATCGTCAAGTCGGAAGTCAACGGAATTCTGATCCAGATCTCCAACAAATTCAACAGAATGTATTGGGGTGACGGATCCGGGCGGTTGGCCCAGCTTTCGGCCGCTTCGTCCAACTCGCCGATCGTCACGATCGACGGCCCCTATTTCGGCCAGGACTCGGCCAAGTACACCAACCCGGCGAACTACCTCGATGAAGGCATGGACGTCGATATTTACAGCGCCGCGGGTGTCTTAGAGGCGGAGGAAGTCGAGATCACGACCATCACCGACAACCTCAACGGAACCGCGACGCTGGTCATGGCTGAGGCCGTCACGGCATCCAACGATGCCTACATCTTCGACCACGACACCTACGGGGCCGCGCACGCGGCCGGCATCGGCGTCCCGATGGGCATCAACGGCATCATTTCGGCCAGCGATCCCTACATCGGCATCACCCCGGTCTATTTCCAGGGCGTCCAGAGATCCGCGAATGTCTGGGCCCAGGCGCAGAGCATTTCCGCAGGCTCCCTGCCGATCACGGACGACAAGTTGCTCGAGCTCATCATGGCCTGCGATAAATGGGGCCGGATCAAGGTTCTCCTGACGAACGACGTCATCTGGAGGGCCTGGTACAAGATTCTGGCGGCCGACAGCATGGGGCTCGCCAAGGAAACCGTCCTCTGGGGCGGCATGGAAGGGCTCGTCTTCTACGGCGCGCGCAAGGGCAAGATTCCGATCATCTACGACACGGATTGCCCCGACAACAAGGTCTTCGCCGTCGATGACGATGTTCTCCAGGTCTATTCCCCGATGGAGGGCGGCCTGACTTGGATCCCCGGAGACTCCGGGATCCTGACCCGCGTCCACGGCAAGGACGAATGGGTGGCGTCCCTGGTCAAGTACGACAACTTCGGGACGACCAAACCCAGAGCTCTCGGCGTTCTTACCGCCGTGAAGCATTCCAGCACATAGGAGAAACGCTATGTACCAAGGAGCAAACCCGCTTCTCAACAAGATCAAGGCGCTCCGGGCGATCTTCACCCAGAAGGTCCAGGTCGGAGGCGACCTCAACGAGACGAATGCGAGCGCGATCTCTCTCACGACCCCCGTGACGGCGCTGAAATGCGCCGCCGCGGCCGAAACCAGAACCCTGGCAAACGGATACGAGGGTCAACTCAAGTGGCTCTTCTTCATGACGGACGGGGGAGGTACGGTCGCCGTAACGCCTGCGAACCTTCGCAACGGGAACACCATCACCTTCACGGACGTCAATGAAGGATGGCATGGGATATTCCTCTTCGGCGAGTGGAATACCCTTCTCGGAGACGCGCAGGTCTGCGCGGTCGCGTAAGGCCGATCTGCGGGGCCTGACCGTCCCCCTAGAGCGGCAGGCCCCGCTTTTTTCAAACGCGCCTTAGGAGGGCGCTAAAATGCCGAATCTAAGAGGATTTACAGAAGCAGATGGCTATTTTCGTATTCCCAGGAACGTCAGGTTTGGGAAGGACGTTCTGTTTGACACCTCGAATCCGGTCGGGAAGACGTATTACGTGAGAAACACAGGGTCCAACTCCAACGACGGGCTGTCTCCAAGCCAACCGTTCCTTACGCTCGCCTATGCCGTGCATTCGAAGGCCGCGGCTTGGGACGTAATTGTCGTCCTTCCCGCATCCGGCACCACGATGCCGGCGATGCTGGAGACGGACCTTCCGATCACCATTACCCAGAACGGGCTGAAAATCATCGGCGGGATGACGTCCCAATTCCAATGGGGATCTCCGTCCATCCACACACACGCAACGACTTCGCTGTTCGTCATCAAGGCCCACATGGTTGAGATCGCTCATCTCGGCATCCATCACCAAGGTGCGGGGACGAGCATCGAGATCGCCCCGGACTCTGCGAATTTCCACGGCTGGAGGACGCACATCCACGACTGTTACTTCGGCGGAAATGGGGATGCCTTGAAGGCCATCACGGTTGGAGGGGTCGGGACGGACGCGCCCTGTACGGTCATCGAGGACTGCTACTTCCAAGGCTACGTGACTTGCAACATCTATGCGAATTGCGGGTATGGAAGCACGATCCGAAGATGCCACTTTCAGGTCAACGCTTCCGCGATCGGGATCGAGTATATCCCGAACGGCACCAGCCGGCCGTACGGTTGGTTGCTGGACAACCGGTTCACCACTCCCGACAATTCGGCGGCCATTGGAATCAAGGTTACGAATACGCCCACGGCGGGGTATCTTTTCATCGACGGAAATCAGTTCAACTACTTCGCCAACGATGCCGCCTGCATCAGCAAGAGAACGGGGTACGCGGGACGGAATTATCTCGGGATAACCGCCATCGCAATCACCTAATGATCTTTTGGGAAGGGAGCCGAAAGGCTCCCTTCCTTTCAAAAGGAGGTCAAGATGGCAGAAGCCTATAAGCTCTACAACATCTGCTTGACTTGCGGAGGAGACGGGACGATTCTAGCCCCAGTCGGGGCTGGGCCAACCATGACGGAAGTTCCCTGCCCTGTCTGTTTAGGGGAAAAGATCAAGTTGGTCGGCTACTGCACATTCGCTACCTATCAAATCCCAGAAGTCCCCGCATAAGGAGGGAATATGGCGAATCTCACCGGAGTAAATCCGCTTGTCCTGGACACGGCGGCGACCCTCTTCAAGGTCCCCGTCACCGTCAGGAAAATCATCCTCATCCCGAACGCGGCCGCCGATGCCTGCCGCTTCGATGTCGTCAACCTGGGCGCTACGCCGAAGTCCCAGGGAGCAAAAGCAACGTGCACCGTGACGCTCACAACGACGATCACGAGCGTCGGGGCATTCACGACCGGCAATGTCGCGGTCGGAGACTTCATCGTCATCCGCAACACATCGACCGGAAACAACATCGGCCTATTCCGGGTCACGACCCGGACAAGCGATGACGCGATCATCTGCGCCGGAGACACCTTGACGAACGAGGCGGCGGCGGCCTACACCTTCGACATCATCACCCCGCAGAAAGCGATCCAACTCCTCTCCCAGGCGACGAGCGCGAAGATGGAAGAGATCGACTTCGGGCCGGCCGGATTCGAATTCAGGAACCTGGTCTTTGCGTCCATCACATCGTCAAGCACGGTTGTGTACGTCTATTTGAAATAAACGGGGCAAGCCCCGGTTTATAAATTTTATGAAGGAGGCAGATATGCCAAAAGGAAAACCCGGAGTGCCGGCAACGATCACGGGAGCCGTCCTCAAATTGAGGATGAAGGACCGCTTGACGATCGTCGAGCTTCTCCCGCAACAGGCCGGATTGGTGGCCCAGATCCTTTCCGCGGACATCCAGGAAAAGGTGAAAGTCACCCAGGGAGACATCACGCACCTCAATTGGCGCCCGAATTATCAGGGCGGAATCGAGGCGAAAAAAGACAAAAACGGGGATTGGGAAGTCCCAAAGGATTCGAAGGGGGACCCACTCCCGCAACTCGGATGGCGCTGGGACGACAAGAATGATCGGCCGAGACCGTTCCATTTCACCGAATCGGAGATTTCCTTCCTCAAGGGTCTAGTCGATAAGCTGGACAAGGAAGAGAGGATTTCTCGGGAAGACCTGGGGACCTACAAGATGATCAAGTACGGCCAGCCTCACGAAGAGACTCCGGCTCCCGCCGAGAAGGCAGATGGTCCCGAGGTGGTTTGAACGGGAGTTTCGGAAATTTTCCATGGACGGAAGCCAATGAGGAGGCCTGTCGGATGGCATCATTCCGAAGAAGCGAAGAAAAAGATAAGCCGATTGGGGGCCTAAATGCGTGTGCCTGATTGGTTTTGCAAGGAGCTTTCTTTCATCGACCCGCGTTACTTTGTCGTTTTCAACGAAGAGTACCGCTATTATGAGGTCAAGGTGCGAATGAATTTTTCGAGGAAAGTCGAAATTCCGGGATCCGTGACGAGTGACGGCAGGAACCGCGTCATCATGAAAGGCGTATCTCTTAAAATGCGCATCAAGGATCCGACCGTGGCGGTTTTCGATCACCCGATCGACAGCATTCTCGACGATCTTCGGCGAAGGAGACGAATCGCGGCCAACCGTCCTGGCGGAGAAGACGCGGAGCTCCGGGAGATCATCGCCCGGAACAAGAAAGCCAAGAAAAAGAAGATCGAGCTCGGGCAGGAGCAGATGGCGGAAGGATTCATTGAAGACTACAAATACAATCGAAGGCACACCATATCGTAGGAGAACACGATGAACCTAGCGGCAATCCGGGCGGCGGTCCGAAACCTGGTCAAGTCTCAATCGAGCGATGTCGGCACCCTCTTCCCTTCCGACAACGTCCTCCTCGATTTCTTCATCAACGCGGCGGCCAAGATCGTTGTCCTAGATCTCGCGAAGAACACGCCGGAGAGCTTCATCGCGTCCGAAGATGTGAGCCTTCCTCTTTCGGCGGGAGGCTTGAAGACCTGCACGATCAATGCGGCGGGAACCGGCTACACCAACGGCGACCAGGTTTTGGCCGTCGGCGGCGCCGGGACCGGCGGGAAGCTGCACGTCACGATCGCCAGCAACGCCCTTTCGGTCATAAACTCCGTCATCGCGGTCGGATCCGGCTATGCGGTCGCGACCGGGGTAGCCACAACGCAGGGCGGCGGGACGGGGGCCAAGGTCAACGTCACCGTACTCTGCAATGCTTCACCGGCGGTCGCACTCTCGGCGGCCTGGCTCCAGATCTGGCAGATCTTCAAGAAGAGCGATATGACACCGATCCCTTATGTCCCCTGGTCGCCCGAAGTCATGGCCCGGGCCTTGGCAACGGCGGCCGCAGCCGCGCCGGCCTATTGGACCCTGCTCGGGAAGATCCTCTATTTCTTCCCGACCGTCTCGGCGGCCCTCTCGACCTACGCTTCGGTCTATTACATCGCGACCGAGACGGATCCGATCGGAACGGATGGCCCAACGCTTATTCCGGCCGTGGCCCAACCCCTGATCGCTCTCATGGCTGCGATCGAGATCGGCGCCATGCTCGAGGTGGACAACTCGAAGTATCTTGAGCTCTACGCTTTGCAGATCACGAAGACCGTGGCCATCCTCTCGATTCCGGTCCTCGGCCAACCGAAGAATTTAACCCAGGTCTCGGAGGCCGATGTCCCGACCCAAAAAGGCGAGGTTTGACGGTAGGAGGTCTCCATGACCCTAGACGAACTAAGGCTTTCTGTCCGAAATCTTCTGCACGATTATTCGAGCGAGGCCACGGCCAGGCTCGACGCTTCCAATTACCTGCTGGATTTCTTCATCAACAACGCGGCCGAACTCGTCGTCCTGGATCTGTGCGAATCGATCCCCCACCAATTCATGAAGACCGAGAATATCTCTCTCGACACGACCAAGACCGAGTACGCCCTGACCACGGAATTTCTGAGGATCTGGGGGGTCCGGCGAAACGTCTCGGGCGAGAACCCGACCCTTATCCCTTACGTTGATTACAACGACGAGGCTTTCCTTCAAACCACCGGCGAGACCAAGAGCGACCCGGACGCTTGGACCCTCAAGGGAAACTCCATCGTCTTCTTTCCCAAGGCTTCGGCCAACAGAACGAACTACGCGATCGCCTACCTGATCGTGCCCGAGGCAGCTTCGATTCCGAGCGCAGGGCCGACCTATATCCCGCGGATGGCCCAGAGGCTCATCCCGATCATGGCCTGCGTCCTGATCTCCAAGACCTTCGGCGTAAAGAAGGGGGCCGGCTGGGAAGACATGTACGCCTACACGATGAAGCGGGTGACCGACATCCTGGGCGGCGTCATCCAGCAACAGCCGAAATTCGTCAAGGGGTCGGCTGTGGACAAGATGCGGTATGACAGCCAGGATCCGGCATTCTTCGACAAGTACGGGTTTTTCGATTAGGGCCCACCATGCAATTTGAAACCGCGAGAGACCTTAGCCAGATCGATTTCGTCATCGCCGGCGGGATCAACGAAATGTCCGCCACGACGGGGATGTCGATCAAGAACCTTCTCAAGATGGTCAATTGGCGGATTGCGAAGGATGGAGAGAGAATCGAGAAGCGCGGCGGCCTCCTGGAGGTCACGCATTTCGCCAGCACGGACAACGTCGATGTCTTCGCCTTTGGGACCTACTATGACGCATCGGCGAATTTCTGCTACATCGCCGTCACAGAAGCGAAGATCTGGCGGAAGGTCGGCAGCGGGTCCTGGACGGCTATCCACACCTGGGCCTCGACGCTCGCTCACCCGGTCAAAATCATAGAGCTCCAAAATCGGATCTACGTCCTTTCGGAAATTGAGAACGTGATGATCCTTTCGGATGGGACCAAGGTCCAGGCCGGGATCACCGCGCCGACGACCTTGCCCACCATTGCGGCGAGCTATGACGCCTCTCTTTGCACCGACGACATGGCCGTCATCACGGATTGGGCCAGCGAAGACGCCGGCCTGGGGGTTTCGAGCCCGGAGACTTTCGACAGCAAATCTTGCATGAAGCTTCTCTGCACGGGCGTCAACGGAGACCTAGCCCAGAGGACCAGGACGATCGCCGGATTCGGCCCCGAACTCGGCATCGAGCTCGACATCTATTTTGACGCCATGGATTGCTACCAGGGAGCCAACTACTTCCAGATGAACGCCTATAACGGGAGAATCTGCTGCCAGATCCGGGTCGATAAGAACGATCTCTATGTGTATTCCGGGACCGGCTGGGTCGCCGCCGGCATGAAGATCGACCTGGACAAGTGGCACCGCTTCAAATTCTACATCAACACCAAAGACCCCGGGGAAGAGTACGTCTCAATCTACATGGACGATTACGGGTATGGCGACTACTTTTGCAATTATAAGACCGAGGCCTACACGGGCAAGATCCAGCTTCTCGCCAAGGGGTACACCTACGCGACCGACGTCAAGATCGACAATTTCACGGTCGGCACGACCGCTGGCGGGAACATCCTGGGGCAGGTTCGCTATGCCGTCTGCTACATTCGCTCGGGCAACTACGGCGGATACTCGAATCCGATAATCTCAAAGATCGGGACCGTTGCTTTCAGCGTCGCGCCTGGTCTAAACGATATGACCGTCACGGGCGTCTATACGGGAGACAAAACGAGAACCTTCGTCATAAATATAGACGGTACGGGGACGCCCGACACCTTCAAGTGGTCCGAAGACGGCGGGGTCACCTGGAATTCAACGGCGAACATCCTTTTCGCGAAATGCTATCTCCCTTACGGGATCATTCTCAATTGGGCGGCCACGACCGGGCACACCGCTACCAATACCTGGACCTTCACCTGCACGGCTATGGCCGTCTCGACGAATCATCAGAAAGTGACCCTTTCTTCGATCCCGGTCTCCAGCGATACCGGACCCGGCCAGGGCCAGGTGGATTACAAAAACATCTATCGGACGACGGCCGGCGGGACCGATTTTTACCTTGCCGCCACTATCCCGAACGCCACGACGACCTTCGTTGATAACAGTTCCCAATCCGCGCTCGGCGAAGCCATGCGCTGGGATTGCGACATCGTTCCCAAGGGAAAATACTCGGCCTGGTGGGACGATCGCCTGTGGGTCCTCGATGAAGATGAAAACATAGTCTATTATTCCGACACGAACCGGCCGGAGCACTTTTCGATCGACTCCAGATTCGTCTCCGTCCGCATGGGAGAACAGAGCGACACCGGGACCGGCCTGATCGTTTATAAGGGGGATCTTTATGTCTTCAAGAGAAACTCCATTTATGTCATTCGGAAAAAGTCTTCCGGCAATTACGGAAGATACGAGGTCTGCAAGGATTTCGGATGTGTCGCTCCGGCGTCTCTTCAAGAAACTTACGGCCTACTCACCTTCCTATCTTTCCGTGGATGGGAGGTTTTTAACGGCTGCGAAGGATTCTCGACCCTGTTCTCGCTGCCGATCTCGAAGACTCTGGCGACTCTAGACAAGACCAAGTACGCCCTGAATATCAGCGCTCACAATAAGCAATTCAACGAGATCTGGCTGCTTATCTCCGACCGATTGAGCGGCGCGGAGCAGGTTGTCGTCTGCAATTACCTGAAAGGGCAATGCTTCTTCCTCTTCCAATTCAAGAAGGCGCCGTCCTGGATCGGAGAGGCCCGGGACTCCAACGGCGTCCTGCAACTCTACATGGGAACGCAGGACGGGTTTATCTATCTCTGCGAAGGCGCGGATGTCGATGGGGTAGGGAACAACATCACAGCTACGGCCAGGACGCCGTGGATCAAGATGCCGGTCAAATTCATCTTCGATCATTTCGAACTCGAATATGAACTCCCATCGAGCTTTAACCTGACCGTCGATTTTTACATCGACCAGGCAGAGACGGCCTTCCGCCAATCTGTCCATGCCGGGGCGACGCCGAGCGGATCGGTGGATCTCGATATTCGGGTCCCGATCAAGGACCAGGCCGAAATGTTCGGCAACGCTCAATATATCTCCTGCAAATTCACCAATGCCGAAGCTGTCGGCAGCGCGCTCAAGCTGAATTCCTGCACTCTCTTCGAGCAGAAGAAATGGAGAGAGGGAAAGATCAATGGCTGATGTCCAAACTCTCTTGGCCCGGAAGGCGGACAATACCTATCCCCTGAGCCCCTGGCTCGATCCGTCCTTCAATACCTGCATTCTGGATCCCACGCCGCAGATCGACGACATGCTGGACACGGCGGTAGCCGAAGAGGCGCAGCAAGTGGGGACCCAGGTGGGCGATGCCAAGGATTGCCTCTGGGAAAAGGCCGGAGACGCGATCTTCAATAAAAACCAAGGCGGCCGGGTCCTTGTCAATACGAAAGAACCTTCCGTTCTCGGGGCCACGTTCACCGCCTCTCGGGGCGCGAACCCCGGATCTGTCTCCAAGGTCTCGGAGATCCGAAATACGGCCAGCGCGATCGACATGGCCGGCACGGGGTCGATGCTCTTCTGGACTTTCAAACACCCGGAAGTTGAGGGCCAGGCGGCTGCCGGCGGCGTCACGGTGGCCATGGAAGCCAACTGGTCGCTGACCGCTTATAACGAATTTCAATATTTTCAAAAAGCCGGAAGCCTTGGCACGGGCCCGGAAAATTATTGGAACGCAATGGGGATCTGCTCGGACGGAACCTTCATCTATGTCGCGGATATGACAAACAACCGGGTCAAGAAGATCCTCCGTTCTGACTTGACATTCGTCACCTCGATCGGGTCATCGGGCACCGGAAATGACCAATTTAGCAGCCTGAGAGATATTGCCTACGCTGGGGGGTATATTTATTGCCTAGACAGCGGTGGGAATAGTGACCGGGTTGTAAAGAGAAACGCAAATGACCTTTCCTACGTCACCAAATACGGGACCTATGGCAGCGGCAACGATAACCTCAATGGGGCTCTTGGAATAGCCTGCGACGGGACTTATGTTTATGTCTCAGACGGTTCCAACTACCGGATCGTAAAACGCCTTGCCTCTGACCTGACTTACGTCAGCCAAGTAGGATCCTATGGCAGCGGCAACGATCAATTCTACTACCCCCGGGGCCTTTTTACGGACGGGACTTATCTCTGGGTGGCAGATTCTGGCAACAACCGGATCCATATCCGAAAATGCTCAGATCTGTCCTACGTCGGGAAGTTCGGAAGTTCAGGCACCGGGATCGGACAACTCGATTCGCCCAGAGACGTGTCAGTTTTCGACAAATATATTTACGTCGCCGATACGGACAATTATCGTATCCAAAAATTCTTGAAAACGGACTACTCCTATCAATCCAAATACGGGACTTCGGGAAGCGGGGATGATAACCTCAACGCCCCCTCGTCAATTCTTATCGAAGAGAACCTGATCTACATATCTGATACCGGCAATCAGCGGATTATGGTCCGCGTGATCGCTGAAACCCTCTCGACCTATTTCCTGGAATTCAATTCATACCTGGCTTTCAATGTCGCCAAAAAGGGGATCGTCAAGGAAGTCGGGCGGTTCACGTCCGACGGATATTTAGCCCTGGGGCAATACCTGGCCAACGAGAGACTCGACCTGGTCGGAAATGCGAGGGTCAGCGGTCAATATATCTCCTGGATGCCAACCGGGACCATGCCAGTCAACGTGACCTCGACGACGAAATGTACGAATCTTAATGCCGACATGGTCGATGGCGTTCATGCTGCATCCCTGACCGCAAGCCGGATCGCCGTCGTTGACGCGTCGGAATACCTCAACGTCAATGCGGCCCTCACGGCGCCGACCTTCCCGTATGCAAGCGGCGCCGGATCCTTGGCCAACAGTGCGTTTTACAGGGTGAGCGCTTCCGTTTATTCCATCGGTGGGCCGGCCGGCGTGACGGACCCGGCGACCTGGCATTTCACCGTCTGGAACCCGGCGAGTTCGAATGTCGTCATAGGCGTCTGCCAGGATACGGCGGCCTATTGCGCCGACATTGCCGTGCGGAACGCCGGCGGAGACAAAACCTGGATTTGGTCATTGCGCGCGAGCGGGGCCAGCCCGACGCCCTACGCCTTTGAATGCTGGCATCATGACGGCACGTCCTGGGCGAGCGCGGCTTATTTGAGGATTGCGCCAACGGGCGTCGTGACCTGCACGGTCTCGCTGACGATCGCCGCCCTGTCCGGGATCCTCATCGCGACCGCCGGCGCCGTCACAGTGATCACGGACAGCCATGCGAATTGGGACACGGCCTATGCGAACAGGGTCGATACCTGGACCAGCCCCCTGGCCCTTTCGTCGAACACGGCTTCGATCGGCGGCCTGAGCTCGATCGGAACGGCGAATTACACCGTCGGCGTCAACGCGGCCGGGAACTCTTGGGAATATAAGAACCTCATAGCAGGCACGAACGTCACGATCACTCATGCTGCCGGAAGCGTTACGATTGCCTCTTCCGCGGCCGGCGCCGCTCATGCAATTCTTTCTTCTACGCATGACGACACGACTGCCGCCGCTGTCGTGCGCGGGGACATGATCGTTGGGGTCGGAACTACGCCCAAATGGACGCGGGTTCCTACGGTGGCGGCTGGGTCGTATTGGGCAAGCGGAACGGACCCGGCCTGGGCCACGCTCAACCAGGCCGCCGTTGCCGGACTGACGACAGCGGATAGCCCAACACTGACCGGCCTGACGCTTTCCGGCCTGACTGCTTCCGTTCCTGTCGTCACCGGCGCGGGGAAGGCACTCGCCTCTGTGTCCTATGCCACTTTCAAAGCGAGCCTCGCCATAGCCCAGGCTGACGTAAGCGGGTTGACCACGGCGGACGGCCCCACCCTTGCCCACCTCCATATTTCCGACCTTGCGGCAATTTACACAGCGGCTGAATCGTGGATTGGCCCGAGTAGCACAGCGGGGGTTTATTTCCAGGGCGGCAACGTCGGCATCGGGACGACGGGACCAAATAGTAAATTGGAAGTTTTTGGAGCAAATGTAGACCCTGCAATATTTCTTAGAACTGGTGCGGCTAATAAATATACTTCCATTCGGTTCGCCTCTACAGGAACAACGGGCGGTGGGTCATTCGGGCTACTAGGTATGTCTGGTGGTGCTGGAACATTCGTGCTGGGGGATGTGGCTGATGATATTGTCTTAGGAACGCAAGGAGCGCAAAATCTTATTTTATCAACAAATTCGGTAAGTCGGGTGTATATAAAAAGTGACGGCTCCGTCCTCATCGGCGCGACGGCGTTGGTAGGGAGTGAGATGCTACGGGTCGTCGGGCAGATTTATGGTGACGGGAATATTTCCGCTCTCACCTTCACCGACCGTACGCCCGCGCCGAAAAATCGGGCCGAGGCATGGGCCGCGATCCTCTCGCAACGGGACGACGGCAAGGGCGGGATCGACCATGCTCAATTACACCCGTTTGTTCGGCATGAATCCAGAACGAAAAAGCCAAACTCGGACGTTGAGGAAATATCGCAAGGCCGGAACGTGTCGGCCATGTTGAGCTGTGCCGTGGACGCACTTCAGGACATCGAGGCGAGGCTGAGGAAATTGGAAGGATCATAAAATGCAAATAAGCCCGGAAATTCCAAAATGGCTTCTTGACATAGGGGCCGGCGGGGCGACCGTGGGGCTTGGCCTTTTCGTTGCCAACCAGGTCGTCACCCTTGTAAATAGACTTCGGCCGAAGGACAATGGACCCGGGTCCCCAAAAACATGTAAGGACGAGATTCTTGCCCGGGAGGCCATCCACCGCATAGACGGAAGGACGGACGATATGGCAAAATGCCTTGAGAAATTGACATTTATCCAAGAGCAAGTCGTTGACTTGCTAAAGGACCGGAGGTGATGAAATGGGAGCCATACTTCCCTTCTTAATTTCTATTCTCGGGCCGATGCTCTTTGGCGGGAACAAAAGTGGTAGCCAAGACATGACGACGTCAGGGCGCCAGACGAGGACCGTCACGACCCCGGCGAGCGGCTACCAATCCCCGCTGGTGGGGCTCCTCGACCCGCTGATGACGCAGATGCTCTCCCAGAACATGAAGAGAGGAGCGAATTGGGGCTGGCCGGCCGGCCAAGAGATCGACACGTCTTGGATCGACCAGATGCTCGCCCTACTTGGCGGCGAATGGCCCAAACTCCTCGAAGGCTATAAATCCGGCAACATGGGCGGTGGGAAGATCGTCAAGGGGAAAGCCGACCTGTCGAGATTGCTGGGTTAGGAGGGAGCCATGGGATATTATGCTGGGAAGAGAGAGGGGATTCCAAGCGATCTGATGGGGATCCTCACCCAGGCCTCTGCCGGCACGAAGAGCACGGCTACCAAGACCCTGGGCGTCACGGCTCAGACCGCTCCGGGCGCCGCGGCGGCCCCGG